TAGATAACCTCCATGTCGTTAATGTGTGACTGCCTTGTAGCCACAGATCCATGATTTATAAAAACAACAGGCAGGTGCATCATGGAATTGCACTTGTCCCCCGTCGGGTTAGCCTGTTGGTTTTACCAAACAAAAAAAGAGCACACAAAAGAATCGTGAGGCTTTTCCCTCGTTTCATCTTTAGTGTGCTCTCTTCAACAAATGTAATAACTATTTCTCGTTTAGTATATCAAATTCTACCGCAAAAATCAATATGCCGGGGACGGATTCATGCGGTAATCTGTGTTGTTCTGAGCCTTTGTGACAATTCGCGCCAGTTCACGCTCGTTCACTTTGATGCTGTTCATGATGTACTCCGGCGAAGAACCGCCAAAGCCACCATTGTTCATCAAAGCAGTAACTACACCACGCTCAACAGCTTCCATGATCTCATCTTTCGTAAGTCCCATGTTGCCGTCATATCCAGACATGATACTGTCGGCAATGGATTTCATGGCTTTACGATTTTCCAAAGGAAGAACGGCTTCCTGTCCTGCTTCGCCTACACCAATGACAGATGCATTTTTGAACAAACCACCTTTAGCGTACCAGTTCGGACTATAGACAGGGGTTGAACTGGTACCACCGTTCCCAAGGCTATGTGTTTTCCACTGAGAAATATAATACGAAAGCGTAGGCATTCTCACGGATTTCATTCCATTATACAGGCTGGTTGCGGCATTTGCTCCGACACTATGTAATCTACTCAGACTCTTTGAAATATTACCTGAAAGTTGATCGAAATATTTTGACATAGACGGAACTTTTCTGCTAAGTGTAGAATCTAAAGAATCAACAATCTGCCCCCTTCCGGTGATACGCTCTGCTGCTTTTTCCCATTTATTTGTCATAGTATTATACTGTGATGAAAAATGGGATTCTACAGTTTTCTGCATTTCTCCCAGTTTCAAGTTGGCTGCTTGCTTCATTGAATCAAGGTTCTTGGAAACCTCTCTTGCAGAACTTCCCCATTGCGTTACAGTTGCCGTAGCGACTCCCTGAGAAGATTCGGTGGCTTTTGAATGAATTGCCTCATAATCGCTCATGGCAGTACTCTTCATCTGACCAGTAGCTTTTGTTACCGCACCTGCCGCATCATTGAAATCTCTGGTGGTATTCCATCTAATTTCTGATGTTTGCTTAGACACAGATTCTTTTGCGGTCTGAACTGCATCGGGGAATGTTTCTGCAAAAATCTTTGCAACAGATTCCGTATTCAATCCCATTTCTTTTGCGGTTGCCATGATGTTTTCATAAGCTCCCTGAGCTGTACCACTTGCATTAGGCATATCGTATAATGCGGTATTAAGTTGAGTCTGTTGGTCAGAATTTAATCCCAACTGAGTAGTTAACTTCGGAAGGACTTCTGCCAACTCATCAACAGAGTATTTGCTAAGATTGAGACTACCTGCCATATTCGTTGATTTATCACCTAATGTTTTGATAGATTCTGATAGAATATCAAACATATCATCCGTGATAAGTCCTTGCTGATACAAAGAAGAAAATGCCTGTTCTGCCTGATCTGATGTCACTCCCATTTCTCCGAGTTTGTCAATTATCTTCTGAGTTGCCGCAGATTGCTCTTCTGCTGTCATTCCTTCTTTTTCGAGAGATTCTTTCAAGTTCCAAATTTCCGTTGCAGAACCAGATATTATGTCGCCACGTTGTTGTAATGTCTGAATGAAATTATCCATGGTATTGCCAAATGTGGTTCCTACTCCATTGCCGCCTTGCATACTTTCTACCATACCGGCAATTTTAGAAGTTGCATAAACCGCCGCTGCACCTACACCAACAATTAATCCCGCTGTACCTACCAATGGTCCCAACTCTTTTGCCAGTGAAGCGAATTTCCCACCAGATGTTCCTGCCGCTTCGCCCAGTCCGTCAAGAACTTGTGTTGCTTCGGATGTTCCTTGTCCAAGAATACTGGATAATTTTTCGGCAATAATATCAGCACTTTCTTTTGCCATGATTTTATCACCGATATGACCGATAAGTTTTCCGACAAGTGTTCCGATTCCTGTGATATCTGCGATTTTTACAGCAACAAAAGCTGTTGTAAGACCGGCTGTGATCTTTCCGGACAATCCGCTTTCCCACAGTCCAGACATTGCTTCGCCAAATCCGCTTATGAGCAATTTAGCGGCTGTTGCAAGTAATTTTCCCCATGGAAGTTGCCCGATAAAATCGCCAATGCCTTCTCCAAGCTTTCTGAATGTATTAGGAGTTAATGCATCTATCAGGGCATCGCATAAATGGCTAAGAAAGTCTCCGAGAGCCTTTCCATTCTCTTTCCAGTGCATATCGGATATAAATTTGGAAATCCCATCGCCAAGATTTTTAGTGAAGTCATCCCAATTGAATGTTGCTGTGAAGCTTGCAAGTGCTGTAAATGCGCCGTTTATTCCAGTTGTTAATGCACTAGCAATTTCTGTGAAATTAATTTTCTCAAATATACCATTAAGGGCATTTCCGATATTAATTCCGATTTCGTCATATTTAAGATTTGAAACAAAACCATAGAAAATGTGCCAGCTCTTCATAAAGTTATTACCAATCAAATTTCCAAGATTAGTCCAGTCAACTTCACGAGAAAGCCCCATGATGCCTTCTGCAAATTTCTTGCCAAGGTTTTTGAAATTCGTTCCCTCAAGTAACTGATTGGCTGTATTAACTATTGTATTAATACCAGCTCCAACGGTACGTCCCATCAAATCCCAGTTGATATTATCAACAAGGCTGTTGAAAGTCTGGGTGAACGCACTGGTGAATTTAGTGATGTAAGGGCCTACGTTATTCCAGTTAATGAAATCATAAAGCTTTTGCATTCCCCAGTTAATGCCATCAGCCATGATTTTTCCAAGACCTTTCCAGTCTTTTCTCTTAAAGGCATTTACAATGGCATCTGCCATTTCATTTGCCCTGTTGGACATTTTCTTGAATGCTTCGTCCCATGCTTTTTGATATGCAGACAAAGCATCGTCCAAAGCTGCATCAAGTGCTCCGATATGCCCCAAACCGCCTTTTCCAGAGCCAGAAGATGGATTACTTGTACTACCAGAATCAGAATTGTCATTAAGCTGATTCAGTTCATCAAATGAAAGAACTGACAATGTTTTTTTGAGTTTTTTGGCATTCTTATTTGCAGTATCAATAGAATCACTGGCATTATCCATATCATCCGCAATGTTACTTGTATCTACAGAAATACCGCCAGTAGATGATACAAAGTTAGACAGTTTGATTCCAAGAAGTTTTGCAATATAAGCGAACATTCTTTGTATTGCGATTACTATTGCATTGATATATGGAAGTACTGTTTGCAGTATAGGAATGAATAAGGAACCTATTGTTCTACCAAGGGATGCAAAGTTAGATTGAAGCATACGAATCTGATTTGCCGGTTGATTTCGATTTGTTATCGTAAGGCTTTTTATCCTCACTTCTGCATTATTACAATGCATGTCCAGCGTACCTTTTTACCACAGGCTCTGCACCTGTACCGTCCGATAGTGATGCCTCTTGGGAAGATTATATTCTGTAGTATCTCAACTACAGTTTCACTTCCTACGCGTTGCGGTTGACTATACTTTTAATCATAGCCTTCACTCTCTGATTACCGTTGCAAACGGCTTTCCAGCTTATTTCATCACTAATAACTCATATCCTACTTGACGGTTTCGATATGAGCGACTTGCCAGTAGCTACGCATTTATCACGCTACTGACCTATTTATCGTTTCTGACAAATCAGCCCACGCATACTTAGAGTTGTTCAGCAAGATAATCGTTCTTAGAATCGTTTTATCTGCCTGAGACAAATTCGATATGCTGGTATTAATTCCAAGATTATATAGTTCCTGTTGCATGTTGGCATTACGGATATTGATGCCGTACTTATCCATAGCGCGGCTCATACCGGTCAAGCCAGATGCCATGTCCTGCCATACATCTTCAAAGTTCATATTTCTTACAGATGCAAGGTCTGCGCCAATCATAGTGAGTACATTAGACAACTTTAATGCAGTCTCTGATGTATCTCCCATAGATGATGCCATCTGCGCAAATGTTGCCTGATACTGCATTGTCTTTTCTGGGTCAAGTCCAAGACTGGCGGTATTGGTTCTAGTCAGTTCGCCAGTATCTGAAATTTCGAATCCTGTCAGTTTCTGTGAAAGCTGTTTTGCTCTTTCTTGGAATGAATTTGCATATGCTTCAGCAGATTTTATACCACTTTTCTTCCATTCATTAGTGTTGATTCCTTCTGCCACCTGATTGAACGCAGAGTTGAAATAGTTCAGAGTCTCTACATAGTTCATTGCGGATTCTACTGGCGATGCCAGAACATCTAATGCTCTTTTTGCGAGAAAACCTTTGGCGTAAAGAGCACTCAACTTATTCGTTACCGAACTCAGAGGATTTGACAATCTTCTTATTTTTTCACCAGCTTCAGAAGATGCATTTCCAATACCTGCGATTGCAGATACGGCTTTTCCGCCTAAAGAAATAGCTTTTGAAGCAAATTTTTGAAAAGCATTTGTCAGCCCATTAATTACAGTACTTGCTTTTGAACCTAACGAAGAAAGCGTGTTAAATGAATTCGAAACGCTACTTGTGGCACGCCCTACTTTGCTTCCAGACGATGCTAATACTGCAAGAGCTTCTGTCATTCTTATTGTGCTCGAACTGATATCTGGTACGCTTTTCATTACGTCAAAAAACTTTAAAACCTCTTGCGCGAGAGTCGATAATTGACTTGCAGTCTTTCCGGTTTTATCTCCTGCACTAGCTAATTTTCCAAGAGAAGTAATAAAAGCATTGGTGGATGCTGATACTTCGCTCATAGAGCCTAATTTAGTAGCCGCATTATTTAAACCTGTCGCAAGATTCGGAAGTTCCTTTGATACATTGCCGATATACTGTCCTGTACCGGCAAGTTTAGCTATAGCGGTTGTGAACCGGCTAACGCTCGGAGAAACATCTGGAATAGCATCAAGTTTCTGCATCTCGGTAAGAATTTCGCCTAATTTCCCTGTATCAAACTGACTGAAATCAGATTTTCCAAGACGATTGATAGCGTTTATAGCCGCATTCAATCCATTTGCTTTAAAATTCACGCTACCTAAACTTTTTAAAGAATTGGAAAAATTATTTAACCGGCTTATGTCAAGATTTCCAAAAGCAGTGTTTAATGTATCTAATTTTTTTACAAGGTTATTAATAGACCGCACCGCCTGAGTTGTGCTACTCTCTATTTGTATATTGAGGGTATCTATGGTATTATCGGCCATTAAAGCACCTCCTTTTAATCAAAAAAATAAAGGGCAGACAAGACTTTTAATCCTGCCTGCCCTCGTCATTATTACCATGATTCAGCTCAAAATTTGCTTGCATGAGTTGCAATGTCATGAGCAACCTGTCACGTTGCCGTTTCTTTTCTGTTTCAGAAAGATTCTCTTCATCCTCTTGCTTTTGCTTTTCGGCTGTTTGCGAAAATGGTTCTTTAAGGTATTCAGCCTTTGACTTTTTGCCAATAAGCACATTTGCAACTGCAGTCTGAACTGCACACATCGTGTACATGTTGAACTGCCATGCTTGCGAATCGGCCATTTTTTGTTTTAATTTGTAGGCTTCCATGTATGGTTCTAAATCATACGGTGTGGAATCCCAAAACTTTTCCTCAGAAACGCCAATAGACAAATAAAGTGGAAGTAGTTTTTTATGGACTACCTCAGGAAAGCTCAGCTCTTCTTCTTGTGATCCTGTGGCATTTTGGTTACTTTCTGATTCTTCTCGGCTTCTTCCATCGCTTTCAGCATGCCGGATAAAAAACCGTTCTTCTCAAGCTCCTTACTCGCTTTTTCAAATAGAGTAAATCCATTATGAGGATTTTCCTCTGTGGATTCATCTTCGTAGTCGTCCAGAAGATCGCACACTTTATCGTATGCAATTTTCTTTTCTTCTTCGGTTTCATATCCAAATTCATCTTTGTGTTTTCTTTGCAGTCCTGCCAGAATCAGTTCTGGAAGCATTTTAATCATATCTTTCGGATTATTGATTGCCCCCATAGAAGACACCTGTGTAAGAATGTCCGACTGAGTAAGCACTCCGTATCCGAATTTTACTTTGTATGTTTTATCATTTACTGAGAAACTAAACATGAATTATCCTCCCTGTTTTACATCTTATTCAGCAGCCGCTGTCGGCTCAATTTTGGTATCCAGTCCCTTATATGTATTGATGATAAGAGAAATAGACATGGTTGCTGCTTCGTTCTGTGCAATTTCTGGCATTGGAATTTCGCGACCGCATTCTGCAATAACAAAGAATGCGTCGGACATATCCGGGAATGACACCTGGAACCAGGTTGCCAGTCCTGTAGTTTTTGCAGTCTTAGAATCTTCGTACAGTTTTTTAATCTGTTTAACAGATTTGTCTGGATCCATGATGAATTCAATTTCCCATGTACCACCTGTATCCTGTCTACCAGCTGCATACTGAGTCAGATAATCTTCCAGTGCAGAAACATCAATCTGTTCTGTGTCAAGAGAAATACCGCCGATGGAAGAGGCTTCTTCCAGCTGTGTGAATTTGGCAGGTTTTGTACCTTTCACGGTTTCAACGGCATATGAAAATTTCACACCAAGTGTAGTTAATCGTGCCATTTTGGCTCCTTTCTGCCTTTCGGCTATAATTTGTTGCAATAAAAAAGAGCCTTAACGGCTCTGGTTCTAGTACGTAACCCTGTACCGGGAGATAAAAGGATCACCTCCTTCTAGTCTTCTTTGCTTGCCTGCTTTACAATCTGATTTACATAATTACTAAGTCCTGCAACGAGGATTCCCTGTGTGATTGCGGTAAAAATTGCCATTGCGATTTCCTGTGCGCCAGATATAGCGCATGTAGCAATAACATAAATTCCACAAATCAGAATGCCTAAAGCACCAAGGATTGCCGGGATATATTTGTCCGGTATGACTTCGGATTTTTTGATTCCCATTCCGATAAAGTACAGTACAACCGCGACAATAAGAAGTTCCGGTTTCACGTAATTCATAATCTGTTCCATGTTTTTCTCACTCCTTTCCTAGAGTAATGTGCCAGTATATATCCGGCTATATCTGCTAACAACACGTTTTATGCTGTTATCAGCATTATTTTGTCTTACGGGCCCGTATATCCTACGGAACCCCATGCCAACCATAGCCTTGTGACTGGCATCGTCAATTTCATATGCTTTTGAAGAAGCTTTTGAACCAGTCGCATAGGATTCTGATTGGAAAGATGGCGTTGTCGCGCACTCATCTCCCTCAAGATTGCCACGTGATGTTGGATTTCCAAGTAAGAACAAACGTGCGTAAACCCTTTTGTTTGAAGCTACCGTCTGACTTTCGTCATTAGAAAAGTTCCCTTTTCCTACAACGGGTTCAATAGTTGCTTTCCATCGTTCAAATACATCCGAAACTGGATTTTTCACTACATCTGGCATCTCTGTCACCACCTTGTTTTGAGCATAGAAAAAGCACCCACCATTCCGGTAGATGCTTTTATATTTTACAGTATACATAAAACAGACGTTATATTCAGTAAGAAAAGGTGATATGTTTTTATGCAGAAAATACTTCTTTTGCGATTCTACGGATATTCTGCATAATTTCTACGCTCGCTTTGTAAACGGGCATTGTAGCCTCTGTACCGTAAGAACGCACCCATTCGCCAGAATCTGCCACATATACCCACGATTCGTTTTTTCCTTTGCCCTGTCCGTAGGAACCAATGGTATATCCGAATTCTTCTCCTTTTGGATGGGGGCTTGTTCCTGCCGGAGTGTTGTACGAAATACCAGCACCGAATTCTATGAACAAAAGTCCAGAGCCTTCGCACACAAGAGTTGCCTGCGCGTAATTTCCGAACCTGTTGATTTTGATGTAGGTATTGTGGTTCCTGTCAGAATCTCCTTGTGCCAACATAATATTTTCGTCTATGACAGGAATTCCCAATTCGCAAAGCCTTTTAAGAAATACTTCATTTTTATCGCGAAGACTGTTTTGATATGCTTTCAATTCTTTGATTGCGTTTCCAATAGATTTTTGGCTCAGATTGCATTTGATTACTCGTCCGTTCATTCTTCTGCACCTATCTTTTTAATTCCATATCTAGCCAGATTTCCTCTTTGCGTATCAAGGATTTTCTTCAAACGGTAATCTGGCGGCGTTGTAGGAATACCATCTTCCAGAACCAGATTTCCCAGTGCGTCAACCTGTGGCACAGTATCAATCCAAAATACATCTCCCTCTTGCGGATGGAAAGAACGGTCAAAGGAAGTAATGTATCTGTCGTAATCCGGAACAATACCAGCGGACAATTCTTCTGGTGTTCCCGCGGTAGATGATACAGAAAACTTAAAGCTTTGCGGTTGACTGTATGTCGGTACGGTATCTATTCCCTCAAGTGTTTCGGTTACTCTTGACCAGTACACGGTCTGTTTCTGTCTTTTTAATCCTCTCATAATACTTTCTCCAATGCAAAAAAGGAGAACATTTCTGCTCTCTCCTAAATGGTTGATTGTTTATTTTATTTCAGTTTCTGCCTTTACTTCTTTAAATTTATCCCCTACGGCTTTGGAGTCGGCAAATGCTCCCTCTTTACTCAAAGTTTTATCTGAGATAGGCTTGTCTGCTAAGCCTGGATACCCAACTGGAATATCTCCGTTTTGAGTATGGATTTTTAAAATTGATTCTGCCATGAACTACCTCCTAAAAAATAAGTACACCATCATCATTTACAGTTGGCAAAATAGGGTTTTCATTTATGCAATCATTTTTTCTACTCCAACAGGGGACACATAAGTAAATTGGTTTCCTAAAACATCTTTTGCAACGCCAATTACAAAGCATCCGTAATCGGCAAGCATATTACACACAAATTCCTCTGCATCCACCCAATACTGTTTCTTGACCATACGGTGAAGTTTTGGCAATAAACCATAACTGAACATCACACAATGCCCTAACTCATGGATAAACACACGGTTCAGAAGTTCCCCACGCAGATTATTTGCAATCGAAATTGTCATTGTTGAATAATCCGATACCGCAAGAGTTCTTTCGCCTGTGCGGTCAATTAACACGCTGTCGTGCGGAGATACGAACTGTACCCTCCATAGGTCTCCGTTCATATAGAATTGTCTTAGCATGGTTTATCACCATCCTTTTCATATTAAATCAAGTCCTTTGAATACTTCAAAAATCTTTGGAGATTGAATTGCAAACCAGTCAACAGTAGTTTCGTCATGCCCAAATTGTTCCATATGTTGCCAATTACACTGTAATCCGCTTTCAGACAAGAATGCATGAATGATTTCATGTCTCAATTGCTTTTTCTGCAAGAAATCAAAATCTCCAACATTATTCTGATTATCGGAACGTATGACTATTAGTTTGTTGGTGTTGTCTGTAAAACCATCGTAATTTTCATCTTTTAAATTTCTTGGTTCAATCGTATACTCTGTCCCAAGAATATTTATTTTACATTTTTCCATAATCAATCTCCATAATTAAAAAGTCCCTGTCACATTTCTGCAACAAGGACTAAATTTAATTCTTATTTGTTAATTCATCTGCTGTATCAGACGAGTTAAGTCGGTTTTCATCGACTGCCTAAGGGTCGCATCTGCATCAGACCACATCTCAGTAAGATTGCGGATAATGTCAGATGTGTACTCTTTCATGGAATCGTCCATTTTTCTCTTAGATTCTGTATCGTTGGAATCATGGTAATGTCTGCGGTTCTCGCTGTATCTGTCATAGCTTTCGCCATATCTGGACTGCTTATGGTTCATTCCATCCATCCTCATATCACTACGATCTGGATGATATCCCATGCGGTACATATTACGTTCGAAATCTGGATTGTTCAGATACTCTTCCATCCAGTCATTATCTTCCATGTACAGATACGGATTGTATCCCATACGGCTTCCTCTGCCTTTTGGTGCAAATCTGCCGTTTGCATAACGATATCTGTCATATCCCATGCGTCCAAGATACTTCTCTTCCTGCTCGCATTCGTCCATAGCTTCTACGATTCTGTAATCTTTATCTGCACAAATCGCACACTTTACAGCTTCCATGCAGTCTTTCAGATCGTCCCAGTCTTGAGCACTGAGATTGTCGAAGCCATGTGTTTTGGCTTTTTCCATAGCCCATTTTCCCATTTCCATTGCAACTTTATGCATTACAGTGCCCCCTTTCTAACAGCCTGTGTAACAGGTGTGTCTGTTGTTGGGGCTGTACCATTAATTGCAGTTAAATTATTACTCGGACTACAAGCCGGGTTTCCTAGCATCTTGAATACTCCACCAGTTGCACTTGTAGCTACTCTGGTTGCGTATTTTGTTCTAGTTCTTACGCCACAAGCTGTAACCTGTGCACAGCAACGATTCTCTAGCGGATACAAAGTTGTTCCTGTTCCTATCTGAATCATTACCGGGGCAGTAATCGTAGTGGCTTCTGGTATGCTTTGTGCGATAACAATGCAATACTTTTCTCCATTGGAATAACTGCCTGCCGGGAGTGTAACCACAAGATTCCCACCAGTGAATGCGACAGACTGGCTTATCACAAGATGGTTGCAGAGCTTACAAACATTTTTACAACTCATATTTCTACCTCTCAATCAAATAAGAGGTGAGCCGCAACCCACCTCTTAGAATTAGTCAACCTCTAAGGGCGAGTTACTTAGCAGCAACCGTTTCCATATCCGTTGCATCCACCGTAGTAGGTGTTTGGATTTGGAACAACGTAGGCCGGGATAGCTGCCGGATTGATTGCATTGATTAACTGCTGAGTCTGAGAAGCCATAGCAGTTGTAAGTAATGCAGACTGACGATCCTGAGATGCAGCACGTTTCAGATCAGAGTTCTCAGCCTGTAACGTTGCAATCTTATCATTTACCATAAAGTCAAGTATTGCTCTAGCATTGCTGTTCTGGTTTTCGATAAGGTCTCTGGTGTTGTTGTTCATTGTGTTCTGGAGAGCACAAGTGTTGGTTGCCAGGTTGTAGTTGATACCCTGGATAGCTTCCCTGTTGTCGCAGCAACACTGAGCTAACTGAGACTGTAATGCGTTGGTATTCTGCATACCGGCTACAGTATCAGCATTGATAGCCTGCTGAACGCCGTTGAAGCCTTGAAGCATTCCGACATTCATGCCATTAAAGCCACTCTGCATGGTATTGTTAAGAGAATATGTGCTGTCACAGATACCCTGCTGAATACCTCTGATACCATTCTGAATATCATTAAGGGCGAATTCCTCATTAATATCTGAACGGGTAGCCCATCCTTGGAAACCGGCACCGTTCGCACCGTTTCCACCATTGCCACCGAAGCCGCCGCCCCAGCCGCCAAAACCTCCCCATCCGAAGATAGCAAAGATCAAGACAAGCCAGATAAGTGAAAATCCATCACCGCCCCACATGTCATTGGCACGGTTATTAGAGCCTGTAGCAGCAGCAATGTCGCTAAGACTGTAATTAGAACCATTCATCATGTTTTTAGTCTCCTTAAATATTATTTACAATAGGAGACATCCGCGGCTGTCGTCCCAAATTGTAGCGATTTTTAATCACCCAATTATGGGGAAGTGTTATAATCCAAGGAATTTCTGGATAATTCCATCTGGAGATAAATGTTTTTCATTGAATACATTTTGTTGTATTTGATGTAGCTGGTCTGCATCACCTTTTTTATATAAATCCAAGGCATTTTTCAATGTTGGATTGTTTCCTGCAAATTTGCTCATATCGTTCATCATGTTATCCACACTTCCGAACCTCTGAGAAATCATTTTCTCAAGTTGCTTTTTCATCATGGCGTTTGGGTTGAAATTCATCTCTGCTTACCTCCGTTCTGCTGTTTTGCAGCTTCCGATGTTCCTGACATAAATGTCGGGAACATATCTTTGATTCCGGAAATCTCAGAACAAACATCGTTCCGAAGCTGGTTAAACATGGACTCAATGTCAATCTGTTTTTCTTCCTGCTTCGGTTGCTGCTGTTCGTCTGGATTTGCAAGTCGGTAAACAAAAATCCTGCTTCTTCCGTCTGCCTGTAATTGCTTTTTATATATTTCTGTTCCATCTGTCTTTGGATAGTAAACAGGGTTGCCAGACATATCAACGTCCTTTGCTTTTACAGTATCAATGCCATCAACCATCTGCCCTTGAAGCATCGGCATTTGCTGCATTTGTTGTACAGGCTGCTGCATCTGCATTTGTCCATATGGCATTGCCTGTTGATAGTTATTCTGTAATTGTGCCAACCTGTCTTGATACGGCTGTATTTGTCCGTAAGGGTTGCTCATCATTGGCTGTTGCGGATAATACGGATAACCTGCCATAATCTGTTCCTCCTGTCCGGGATTCAAGAATCATATCCATATCATCTATAGAACGATGCTTTTCCCATATACCCTCGTAAGGGTTTCTTAATATAATCATTACGTTTTCTCCTATGATTATATTATATAGAAAGGAACACTGTATTTGAACGTCACTATTTCGCCACATTTCCGCCATTATGCAAAGAAAAGCCCCGAATGTACATCGGGGCAACTTTGGTAATTTTCTGTTTTATTTTTTTATTGATTCGGTCTATGGTTCTGGGGCTGTACTCCATTAATTCAGATGCTTCCCATAATGTCTTTTCGCCATAAGCCCGTAATCGAAATAATTTTTCTTCGCGTGAATTAAAACCTGCTTCTTGCAAGTAAAATTTTCTTTCATCTTCTGAAAAATCTGCATAATTCATATAACTCCACCGTCCTCCCTTACAAGTGGAATCAATTTGTTACATAGGAAATACACCGCTCAACATAAATCCTACAACTGCTCCCACGACTGCCGTTATAATGCATACAATAATGGTGTCATAACGTTTGCCAGGGACTGCCATGAGGATTTTTAAATTGTTGTTCATTTCATCGACTGTTTCTTTAATATGATCTAAGTCATTGCTATACAGGGCGGTCTTCTGTTCGAGCTTATTAATTCTTGAATAAAATTCTTTGTGCCTTTCAGACTGCTTTTCCTGCATATCATGAATACTTTTTTCAATTTCTTCGAAGCGGTGATTGTTAAAGCACTCATGTTCACATCCCATCGCTTTTCCTTTCTTTCACTCCCTATAAGATTTTTGCTCTTTCCCTACTTTAATGAGCAACCCTGCAATGTACCGGGAGGAAAAACACATTGCGTTCCATCCCATCTTTTTTAACTCAAACTTCCAGCAAAAGGAAAAACACCATGATTAATATAAATTTCGGTTTCAGATTCCCAACTTCTATTTACAGAAGATTCAGAATGTGATCCTTGGAACTCTGCCCCCTGTTTAACCAGAAAGTAAAGCGCCAAGTCAAAAATACAATCATAGCATTTTTTCATGTCGTTTTTGATTTTATCATCAGTGTAACTAGAGGGGTAATTTCGCTTATTTTTAAATGAACGAATTGCCCGATTTACAGAAAGAGTGAGTATGGACTCAGATTCTGGATTATCTGCTAAATAAAGTGATAATTCTTCCATAAGTTCTTCATTCATTTAATTCACCGCCTCTTTCTGCGTTACTGCTGAGATAATATTTCAGAAATGATACCAGCCTTATTAGTTGCTGTCAGGGCATAGCCATTATCACTTGCGAGCTGTCTTAACTGTGGTACAGTCATATTAGACAGCTCACTTTCTGTATACTTGTGTGTTGGTACATTATCTGCACTCGCTACAGATGGTGACTGGCTGTTCTCATCAAGACTATGCCCGTTTATTCCCCCTTTGTACCAATGATAAGACCACCATTGGATTTTGAAGCTACTGGAATAAATAAACCAGATGCTTTAGTCCATGTAGCAACTGGGTCTGGTGTAGCCCACATGGATAAAGTAACAAAGGAACGATTTTCCTGTTCGATAAATGCTTTGTAAGCATTTTCGTCCGGTGTTGGTCCCCACAGACCTGCGCCGAAGGATCCATCTGCTTCTGCTGCATAAAGAGTGAATACGTTTTCTTTGAAGTATCTGGAAACTCCAAGAGTTCCATCTGCTTTATCGTAATTGAATTTTCCTTCGCATGTGGCAACTTCAATGTCAAATTCCTGCATGAGAAGATTTGCAAGTTCCTGTTTGGTCAGAAGACGCTTATTAGCCGCGCCTAAAACTGCTGTCTGCATTGCTTCGTTGTTTCTCATGTATCCAATCATTTTCTTAGAAGTAACGGCTCTGTTAACTACATATCCTTTATCTTCTGCAACTGCTACCATTTTCTGAATATCTCCCATGATGTCAGCAACAGGCTTAGACCAGTCAGAAAGATCTACTTTTGCATCAGCGGGAACGCCAAAATCAACTTCCATTTTCACCCTGTTCTCATTAATATTGAGTTTGCCGGTGGAAAGAATTTGACCTTTCATAACTTTTGTTCTTTCAAATACGTTCTTGAAAAGTCTTGTTGCATCATCAAAAACATATTTTGTAAGAGATTCATCGTCCGGGACACCATTTTCGATAGCTTCCTGTAATTTTTCAGACAGATTGCTTTTCTCCTTAATCAGGAATTTTTCAGTCATTACTTTTTCGAATCCAGGTCTGGAACTGATATGTGCTTCTGTATCAAGGGCATGAACATAAGCTACTTTAGGAAGGTTCTGCCCACTCATCAATCTGTAATATTCTGCTTTCCAGAACTGGGTTTTTACATTTGGAAAAATTACGTCCAGAATGCCAGCACTCGGTACTGGAAAATTTTGGGAAAACTTAAGTCTCTCTTCTTCTGTGATAGTATCTAAAACATTATATGGCATCTGTCATACCTCCTTAAAATACTGGGTCTTCTGTAGTTACAAAAACGATTCCTGATTTCTCAAGTTCAGTTTTTGCTGTTTCATCAACTGTTACTGGGAGTCTTTTTTCAAGAACACGACCTGCAACAATCACAGAAATCGGTCTTTTAGCATCATCTGTCATATCAACATCTTCAAACACAATGCCGATTGCGCCTGTTGCATTTGTCGGATATACAGAACCTGCTTTGATAATTTTCTTAGTTCCAACTGTTTCAGCATTTGTCTGTTCTGCTGTGTAAGTTTTGAGTACTAATCCCACCTCAGATTCAAGGATATTAGGTGTGGACTTATACTGCTCGGTTTTCATAAAAGCCATAATTTAATCTCCTTTTCTTATAAATAATCAACCGGGGCATTTGTGCCGATTGTTTTGCTTTCTGCTCCTTTGGAAGGTAAGTATTTTTCGAAATATTCTTCTGCTTTACTCTTTTCTTCCTTTTTGCCGCCATTGGTTCCACCGCCTGGGTTTGGAGTATTTTCAAGTACTTCCTTTTCCCAAGCTGCCTTGGCAGTATCGAGAGTTGTTTTATTTACCTCGGAAATTCCATCAACAAAAGCCTGAGCTTCTTTGAGCGCATCTTCGGCATCCATATTTGAAAACGCTTTGATTGCTCTTACGTAGGCATCACCTTGCATTCCTGCGTTAGCAAAAATAGAAGTGATTTTTCCTGTCAGTGCTTCTCTCTGGGAAGTTGCAAGTGCGGATTCAAGGTCAGAAATTCTTTTCTCGTTTGCAGCTTTTTCTTTCTGACGTTCAAGTTCTGCTTTTTCTGCATCAGTCATGTTTTGCTGTTTCAGCTCATCAAGTTCTTTTTGCAGTGCTTCTGCCTTATCAGCTTTTTCTTTAAGGGAAGTGTTTTTGTCTTTTTCCTTTTTTACTTCTCCTGTGACGGAATCAAGATATTTGGTCACCTGTTCATCAGACGGTTCCTCAATTCCCATACCGATAAGTACTTGTTTTGCCTGTTCTCTTGTCATGAAATCTCCTTTCTTCCAGATCATCACACTTTTTTCACACGGTTCGCTCCGCATATGACCTGCACCCGATTTACGCTCACGGGCTGTTGCAATATTTTTGAGTATTAAAAAAGAAATCTTAGTTTCCCAAGATTCCTTAAATAATTAATGTAAAAACGTTTATTCTTCGTCAGTGGAAGAAATTATTGCTGATTGATTTTGAACTGATTTCTGGCTAAAATTGTCAATCAATTCTTGTGCTTTCTGCGTTTCCTCTTCTGGATTCTTATACAATGACTGCATGTACGGAAAACTCATTTCGTATACTTTCTGCGGATCACTAAATAATCCACAAGTAATAAGTGCAATGAGCGGATGTATTTTATTCTTAACCAGATAATCGAGGGCCTGTGCTTTAACAAGCATGTTATCCGTTGGGTTTCTGGTAATTTTTACATCAAAATCTCTTGTCGAAAGTTTTATATCACCAGTAGTATTTCTTATAATGTTAAGTATTATTCTGGCAGATGCTTTCTCAGCTTCACGGATAAAAGGTTCATCCAATTTGGCTCTACGCTCTGCAAAGTCCCAACCATTGCGGAGATATACGGCTTGACCGGTATCTCCGCCAGTGTTTTGTTGTCTATCTGGCATTCCTTCAACAATCAGCATATTACTGTAAATATCATCTTTAGCAACTTGGCTTTCTGACTGATTCAGTTCAGCAGTCATCAGTTCAACATCCGACTGGCATCCATTGCTGGTATCTTTAACAGATATAGCGCCAAGTTTTACCATCTTGAGGAATTCGTTCTCGTCAATCTCACAGTTCTTGAATTTCATAAAGGCTTGAACAAACTGTTCAACTCCATCCATTCTGTTTGACTGCATGTTATTGATTGTATCGAACATTGTGATTGCTATTTCAACATCAGATAATCTGTCATGATTGTTTGGATATTCAATAATTGGAATGTTTCCGAAGCCATTCAGACCGGCTTTTTTAATCTTTCCATTCTGCACAATGAAATACTGGTTTTTTGAATAGCACTGATAATACTGTTGGTCATCTTCGTCTTTTAATATCTGAACCGACATCAGTGGTTTTCCGGTGCCTTTAGAATAAACAATATAGCAATCTCCAGGATACGGAATAAAAATTCTAAATGGCGGAATGTCTGAATCTGCTGTCCAATCTTCTTCACGAAGAATGCACTTGTATGCAGTTCCTACTGCACTTTGATATGTTCCTAACTCAATGTTTCTGGCTTCTGCATTTGCTTCATCCAGGTAATCATTGAACAGGTCTACCTGTGCGTTGCTTTCTTTTGTAGCGTTCTTTTTCTTACAAACAAACTGAATTGGTTCGCCATAAGTCTGAGATGCTTTGAAGCGTACAACTTCAAGTGCGTGATTCTCGCACACTCGATTGTTAATTTCAGGACGCACAAGTTTTTCTCTGTAAAGAACTGGCTGATCGCCTTTGTAGTATCTATACAGATAATCAATTATTGTCCTATTTCTATTGTGAACGCCGATTGTATCAGCAATCACTTTCAGTACATTTTCTGGTGTAATTTTACTTACTCCGGTATATGCTACCTTTCTACCAAATTCACCATGGCAGAGGTCAATATAATTCATCTTATTTCTTGCCACTGCCCGTACCTCCTTTTTAGGCATGAAAAAAGCACCGAGTTTTTACCCGATGCTTCATACATTTTCATCATATATTATACATAACTGAAAAGTTATATTCAGTAAGAAAAGGTGCTAACTTTTAAAATTAAGCATTTCTTTTACGTAATTCACGGCTCTTCCATGGAATTGTTTAATATATTCTTCGCTGTATTCCATTTCATCTGCAATAACAGTTAGCTTTTTTCCCTCTATGTATCGTTTGTACAAAAAATCATAATATTGGGGATTTTTCACGGATTCTATAACATCTATAAGTTTCTGTTTTTTCTCTATAAGTTCTACCACATCATCAGCCAGTTCACGCTGTGCGTCCACCAGTTTTGCTATGGTATCGCCTATTTTATCTTGGCTTCCTGAAGTCTGAACGCGTTCAATGCCATATGCCGAAGCACTAATACTGGTGGCAAGCAATTTTAAGTGCTCAATTTCTTCCAGTTTGTTATTTATAACTTTTTCGTATCGTTGAATTTGATTCAAATATTCCTTTATATCCATACTATCTCCTTCCCCAAAATGGATTCTGCATTGCCGTTGCTTTACCACCTAATGGATTTTGTACGTACTCAGCCATCATAGCCAAAGAATCGATTCCGTCATCATGTGGTACTTTTGCCCTAGTGGTGTACGTAGTTACGTTAGCCATAAATAATCCGTAATCAGACTTTGCTTTGTACTGACTTGGATGCAGAAAATAAAAATGTTTTGCTATATAGTCCGAATTTACAAGAATCTTTGTTTCTTTATTTGCTGATGTTGGTTTTGTCTCAATTTCAGCTCGGCACTTTCCAGTAATCATTTTCTGGATATTGTGTGCCACGCGGTTTCCGACATTATTTGATTCAAAACGAATCTTATGTGGGTTATGTCTTATCAAAATATCTGCTGTCTTTCTATCCAAAATGTCATAGTCTGTAGTGTCATCAAACACCACATCAGGAAAGAAAAATTTATCTCCGTATTGGTATGCAATCGGTAATGATTCGAAGTCGGTTCCTTTATCTTTTGTATCACATACCGCCCATATTGCATCTGCATCTTTATCTGGAATGATGATGTATTCATCCACGCATTCATCCGGCACGTCTTCTTTACTGAAAAAGAATCGTTTTAATTTATCCGGTGGTAATAATAATCCCTCACGTTCTACCGGCTGTTGCTGATAAAGACAGTTGTAAGAAATTTCATCCATGGATTCTTTAGCATCATTGAAATATTTCTCTGAGAATCCATTTACCGTAAATAGGAAATTACTTTTGCCGTTCTCATCAAGAGCCGGCACTGCAATAAATCTTGCCCGTGGGTTTCCGGCATATAGTTGTTGCAGTTTTCCGATAGGGTCATGTACTGACCATCTGGTGGCAATATAAAACTCTTTGCATCCCTCAAGTCTACGGGAACGCAAGTCATTTACCACTTTTGTCCATAAGGTATCAAGTCGGTTTTTATTCAAAGCTTCTTCAATGCCAGACACAAGGTCATCGGCAGTAAGAAATCTATTGCATCTAGTGGCGCCAGTCAAAGAACCATCAATAGAACGAAATGTCCATGTCTTAAATCGTCCGTTTCTTTCGAGATTGACTGTAGTTTCCTTTGCATTTGTTCCTTGAATTTCTATGTTAGGGAATATCTCATGCCACGTGTATTCCACGGGATCATTGATAATTTCCAGAACACCATCATAAAGGGAACGTGTCAGAATGCTACTGTGTGCCGAAGACAGGTTAAAGTCATTCGGGAACCATCCACCTACCAATGATAAAAAGAAATCTTCCAGAGTACTCTTTCCACAACCCGGAGGTACGCTTAATGCAAATATATCTAATTTGTCATCCATCAGGTCTTGTAGTGAACCTATGATGTTATGTTGTAAGAACACATTTCTTCGTGGTTCATAGAATCGTTCTTTCGGGATTCGGTTCTTTTCAAGGTAAAGAAGCCCACTGTCAACCTGATAGTTCTGTGCTTCCATCAATAAATACTGCCAGTATAAATCGTCAAATGAACCACTTCCTGTAACTGCTGCCTGTTTCGCAGCTTCATTGTGAGCGTACCGACTGACTTTCATTGCCATATTCCGTGCATCTGGATTATCCTTGAAAGGAAGGTCAATATTCATATTCAAAAGTAAATCAAGGCAGTCCTTCTGATTTTGACAGACTGTCATATCATCATTAATGATTTGATTTAAAATTGCCCGATACCATTCAAGCGAGCCTTCTGTGAATTTTTGCATAAAAATAGAGCCAGGCCTCCTTTCTTCTTAGGATTTAGTCTGGCTCTCATGTGGCTCTCTGACTGATTTATTTATTATTCAGCATTCTCATTGGCTGTCATATCTCTTGTATCTACGATTGTAGAAGTGTTACTTCCCTGAATCTTCGGAACTTCGCCATTCCATTTATCAATTTTCTGCTTTTCAATTAGTTCAGGGGTAAGCGATTCTGCAATCTTTCTGTTTGCTTCCGCTTCGGCTTCTGCTTTAATCTTAATAGCTTCGGCTTTGCCTTCCGCATCAATTTTGGCTTGTTCCGCCTGAATAGCTGCTTTTTCTTTTTCCTGTTCAGCAGCAATCAGTGCAACTTCTTTATCTTTATCGGCTTGTACTTTGGCTGTTTTAGCTTCAATATTGGCCAATTCAAGCTCTTGCTGTGCATTTACTTTCTTTTGGATTGCAGCTTGTGTTTCATCATCAGTGGAAATAGAAGTAAAGTTTACTGTATCAATAATGATTCCGTATGGTTCAAACTTCCGTTTAAGATATTCGTCAAGTGCTTCATTCAGTTCCTGGCGCTTATCACCAAAAACATCTGTTACTGGATACTTCGCTGTTACTTCCTGCGTCCATGCTTTCATTTTCGGCTTAATAAAGGTATTTTTCACAGATTCCCCGGATTGCCCTTTGAACTGAGTAAATACATCAGTTACTCTGCTCTGATCGAATTTATACGAAAATTCCAAATCAACTAAAAGAGATTTGCCATCTGCTGTTGGTGTCTTAAAACTTTCGTCTTTTGGAGAATCGCCTTTATCTTCAGATGTAAGATAAGACTGTTCGATTCCAACAGAATACAGCGAAGTTTTTACTGTAGGTGAAATCAAATGCCATCCCTGCGTAAGTACATTCTTGGAGATTCCCCCGTTCATTTTGTACTCGACCGCAATGTAACCGGCTGGAACCCTTACACTACACTTTGCAACGCATATAAGTCCTGCAATGATTGCAACAGCTAATCCGATTCCACCTAAAAGTCCTTTCTTCATTCTTTGTCCTCCTTGTTTTGACTTTCGTCTTTATTTAACTCATCAATAGCATTTCTGCCAATGTGATTCAATAATTTACCTAGTGGCTGAAATAATTTGTAAAGCAGAAACCATACTGCCACTGCTCCACATATCACTAGAAATATAAATACTGGATTCATACATTCACCTCACAATGCTTCTAAGTGAATCCCACCACTCGTCTTTTTTATTTATATCTTCTACTCGTTCAAACATAAATTTCAACTTATAAATACCTGATTCTGATGCAACAAATTCCGTATGCATGAGTTTGAATTTTCTTTTAAGATATCCAATTTCAAGAATGCATTCCTGCGGAAGATCAGTGTAATTCACGACGCATTCTACCCAAATAATCCGTCTGCCTTCTTCATGATGTACTTCAATGTCAGCTAGTGCATTAATGATTTTTTCATCAATAATCTTAATTGGATAGTTCACTACACCATATTTTTTCATACATTCACCTCAAACTCTTTCTTGCAGTTACTACCCTTGCATTTCAATTTAAGATGCTGAATCTTCGTCTCTGGGCTAATTAGAAGTGCTTTCTTCTCGCAAAAAGGACAGCAATACCACAGTTTGCCATTGATGTTCTTTATTAATGCCCGTCCGTCCCACGGCTCTGGTGAATTCATTACCTGAGAGAAATCTATCCCCTCAGATTCAAATGCTGATTTAATGCTCATCTATATTTTCTTACTCCTTTTCGTCCTGCAACTCTGCGTATCATCGGAATTCCATGATTTTTTCTAAAATTATTTCGATTTATTTTATCCGGTGCAAATATTGTCCAGAATAATCTTTTCTTAGTATTTGAATTCATTTTAAAATTTATAGTGAATGATTCGTATTCACTGAAATTCGGTAAATCGTCATTATAATCAGGTGGTATGTGTTCTGGAACGTTTGCTATTTCGGTAATCGGACAGTACTCACCATCTGGCTTTTTAAGAAAGTACTGTTTTTCGTCTTTTTCGCCCATATCAACTCACCCCATGAATCTTTCTAAGATTTGCATATCGGTCAATAATTACATCAAGTGCAGTTCCTAATTGATTGATCGTAATGCAATCGTCCTAATGCTGTCTGCGGTATTTTGCGATTTCTGCGGATTCGTCGTAAAATGGCATATCTGCATTTTTATTCAGCTGCCTTTTTAAATCATTGCTATAATCACACATTTTATCCAGTTCCGTCTGAAGCTCATTGATTTTCTCGTTTTTGTCAAGAATTTCATGTTGCTTTGCTTCGCTCTCATCAGCCAGACGAACAACTTTTTCTTTCAGCTGATCTACTGTCCATGTTGCCATGTCTTCAATTCTCATAACTGCCTCCCTTAGATTTTGGTAAACGTTTCCATATCATAGTTATCACGGATATAGTCCACGCATTCACACAATTTCTTACGCAAAACTAAATCATTTGCGATGTCTGGATGAAGGACATACAGCAAGCAACTTCCTTTCTTCCCGTCTTTCTGAAACTTCTTCCAGTCAAAAGTCATTGTGAACAATGGAATCCTTGTGAGATTTTTTGTCTTGTGTCTTATATAGAGATTGCAGAGTTTCTTAATCATGGCATCTTCTCCTATCTTGTAGACCACGTAACTATTTTATTCTTGCACTGTGGGCATATGATATATTTCTGCTTACGTCCACGTCCAGATGGCATATTTGTAGAAAACATTTTTTCTATGCATTCTTCTTTAACATCTTCTTTTTCATCGTACTGCAACACTGCTCCGCATTTTCCGCAATTTATTCTTTTTAATGTTCCAGGAACTAAAATTTTAATCATTTTATATCACCACATTCCTCTATTAGTGCTTGACTCTCCAAGAAAGTTAGGTTGACAATCTTTTTTATCAAGTAATGTGACCTTTGCGTTATAAATCGTCTTAATCCTATCAGATTCGAGACAAAATTCACTATTAAATTCAGTTTTGCAGTTTGTACAAATCCATTCTGCATCAGTTCTCAAACCTGCAGCATCTACGTCGCCGCCAAAGATATCCACTCCTGTATTGATTACCGTTCCTCCACAAAGTGGACATTTACGTTTATCTCGTAACAATAAATCATTTTCCATAATCTCATTTCTCCCTGTCTTCCCTATGTTTCATCTGGCACTCAATCATCTTCGCTACATTCTCACGTTCCTGTTTTATTCCATGTCCTTGACGAAACAACTCGCATTCGAGAATATTTCCGCACTTGGAACATTCATCGTTGATTTCTTTACCTGCTATTCGCATTTCCATCCATCCTGTACCATTCTAGGCTTGTATATTTTCTCGGTGTATCCCTCACCGTTACATAAGTCGCAAGTGACTTTTATTTCTTTGTAATCATCGCAACACTCCCAGTATTGTGCACGATTTACTCTTTTGATAGTAGTTCCACTTCCACCGCACTTCGGGCATCTATAAATTTTATTTCCTTGTATTAGATTTACAAGGTCATTAAGAGTTGTTTCTCCACCGTATACATTTCTCAGACGTATCACTTCATGAATTTTCATTCTTTACTCCCTCCCAACATTCACAGCTATCATCAAGACATCTAAAATCTGCGCAATTTTCACTGTCACCATTACAGCAAACGCCTTCGTATGTCGCGTACCATTTACATGTACAACAATAATCTTTTTCTTCCATAATCCACCTCTCTAAACAAAAATTCCAGTACACGGACTTGAACCGTAACTAGCCACCCAACGTGGAGTACTGGAAACCAAACTATACCTTAGGAGTAATTTATTCCTACGATGGCAATTCGTAGGAGTTGAAAAGGGAAGATTCGAACTTCCATGTACATCCCATGTCCAAAGACACATGCTCACCCCATTACGATGTACTATCCTCTGCGTCTGCCTTTCTATTGTATCAGATTCATCACTGTCAATAGTTCCGCCACTTTTCAATCAGAGCATTATCACTCAATGCATCAAACGTCCATATAGGAGGGGATTTCCACCCTTTTACTCTCATGCCGCCGGCTAAGGTCACCTAAGTTGTGGGTTCAAACCTATGCTACCACAATAGCGTCTACGTATTCCGCCACTATATGGAATCGGAAAGGCAGGAATCGAACCTGCGACACATAGCTTACAAGGCCATTGCTCTACCACTGATCTACATTCCATCATGCTTTTCGGTCCGGACACCAGACAACAGGATAAGCAATAACCTTTTCTCATGAGATAAATTCAGCCGAATCATAGACCGCCTGTATACAGACAGCATAATTCCGACCAAATTAATTGCAGGAGACGGATTTGAACCGCCGTTCTCAAGGATATGAACCTTGCGAGATTCCGCTTCTCTACCCTGCCTTGTGTGGATTTTCAGCGTATTTGTACCGGCAATCCACAAGCCGACTGTTTCTTACATCTCGGACAGCTTCCTCATATCCAATATTTACAGATTGGATAATGGGAGAATGCGGAGTTGAACCGCTCTGGTACTGTTAATCAGCCCTCTGCCCCTTATGGTATTATTCCCCCAGAACCCGGAGATTGTTCCGGGTTAGCAATGATTTTTTCGTGTTATGCTTTCCACTAGGCAATTTTTCATAACTTGGACTATCGTATTTTTGCCAACCTGACGGCTTTTTGGTAACCGTGGTATGCTCCACGGAGTTGTTTCGGATATTATTATGCCTTTTAACTTTATGCTTCTTGAAAACTCCCTGCCATCAATGCGCGCTTGTGATGGCTTATTGAAACTAAGAAACATTTATCGGACGGGAAATCAGATCAAGCACAAGCCTATGCCGTTACATACCTTTGCTCATTCTGATTCACATACGCTCATCCGAAAGTTTTTTCTGCCCATAAAACGGATGGGTAGCATACGGAAGAAATGGAAATTCTGAGATTCGAACTCAGGGCTTCCCGGTTATGAGCCGGGCGTTCTAACCGCTGAACTAAATTTCCTGAGTAGAAGCAGTCTCCCGGATTGCAGATTTTGAGTTGATTTGCTTCTACTGTTGCGGTTCTTTGCCACCAGCCGCAACAAAGGTCATGGCTAAATAGAGTACATCGTTTTTACGATGATTCCCATCCGGGACATTTGAAGCCCCTTTAATCAGCTCCGTTGAGCTAGATGGGTTTTCGTCGGAGGGTCTATGTAAAATAAACCATTGCCAGGTACATGCGCAACCTAGCAAGCTGGGCTAGTGGGATTCGAACCCACACATGACGGAATCAAAGTCCGTTACCTTACCTTTTGGCGATAGCCCTAGAATCTTTCTCCCACTCCGCACCATTACAAAAGCAGGAGAAAGAATTGAGTGTGTGATAATATTTTTATTATGTGCTCTACAATTGCAACACAACTTATGTGGAGAATTCAGCATTTAAATAACTAAGTTGTTCTCTTTTTTGTAGAGTCATGTTTGCTAAATCGGATGTCTCGATCGTTTGCTTGCGTACCGCTTCACTACGGGACAAGCGTATCCTTTCGCATTGCTTATATGATTAACCCGTTCTTCGATAATGAACAGGATAATCTGCATTGGAAATGCTAAAAGCATATTTTTACCTCGCTGTGCAAATCAAAACTGTATTAAGTATCATTCCTGCTTCCATCAGCAAGAAGAATGCTGTGGAAAATTGATTGCCTTTGTAATTCCGGCTCATTAAAAATGCAGCTAATGTAGTAAATATCAGAATATTAATTGCTACTGCGATAATGGTTAATGGTAATCTCATTGTTCCTCTCCAATCATGAAATTAAGTATCTTCTCTGCGATTTCTTCTTCCGGCTCAAATGGTAATCCACAGTAATTGTAATGCTCTAAGGCCGATTTTAGGCTTGCTTTGAAGCCGTGGTAAATTTCCCCGTGTTGTAACAGTTCATGCCTTAAAACTGAAATTGCATCAGTAATTGATTGAGAAGTGAAACTGATTTGTGCCAGACACTCCATTTCAATATCCGGCTCTGCCATCATCTCAAATACAAATGTCGGAATCTCATCAACAGCAACATGGAAATCAACAGACTTTACTCTTGGGACTTTATTCCCATCAATAAAACACTGCGTCCCTCTCCAATCATACGGACTAGGGTTCACAATTCTCACAACAGGCATCTACGCATCCCCTTTCCTGTGCTTCGCAGTACACCAGAAGATGTTCTGCAATTTCTCGAAGCTGATTTATGTCGTACTTTGCAAAGGTCTGCGGTTCTTTATCATGCAACGGTGACAATATACCGGATTTGCTAGGTTCAACAGTTATCGTTGCATTAATCAGCATGGACGCCACGTCAATTGGTTCGTCTGGAAGAACTTGCTTTGGCTCTTCTTTTGGTGTTTCAGGAAGAACAAACTTTATGTCTCCGTCTTTATTCACGAAGATATAACCGCCTTTAGCTGTTTCGAAATATGGTTTTTCATACGACATCACTGTCTTTCCGTCAATAGCAAAAATATAATAAGGTCTCATGCTTCCTCTACCTCCCCAAAATATTTCTTGTACAATTCATAATTGTTTTTCCCAATCAAGTCTTTAACTGTATATCTTCCCTCTATACGAAGATTGCTATATGTAGTAAATACTTTTATATCCTGAATGCATATTCGCTCGCCCTCAGAAATTTTACCACTAACACGTTCCGTATCTTCATCAGCAGAAAACCATCTTCCGTTTTTTGTCAAAAAATAAGTCCTGCATCTTGATCTACCAAAACAAATACAATTTACGCTTGTTGGATCACTAAAAACCTTTTCTGCTTTTGATGTGTCGTATAACCTACCGTCTTCCAGAACGGATTCATTGTGGCTTATTATATCAATCTCGTTATTTAAGATAATCTTATCTGAAAGATTCTGGCTTTCATCCTGTACGGCCAAACCGCCTTTTTTATTTTTAAAAAATTTTTCAAGTATCGACATTTGCCTACCTTCTCCGAAAATATTCTGTCAGTGCTTCCCTTGTGATCTGCGACACGCTTTTACCGGTTCGGTTCTTCTCAACTATGAGTTTTCGTTCTAGCTGGTACGGCAACCGGATTCTGATTGATTCGCCTTCGGGTTTATTATTTCTCATAAGCAGTGTCCTTAACTAACAATCTCAATCGGGCATCCAAGCTGTTTTTCCAACTCGGCAATAGTAATCTTTCTTGGTTTCATTACATCAACATCAACACGCTGGATAATGCCTTCTGAAGTTTTCGCAAGTCCTTTGCCAGAAAATTTATCTATTCCCTCATTTGCAAATATGCTTAAATGCTCATATCCATAAGCTCTGCACCATCTTGTAGCTGAATCAACAATTTTTCTTAATTCCGTTTCAGGATCACCAAACAAATCCGTGTAAGAAATAGCCTGGTCAAATTCTGCATGGCTTATCGTTGATGGAATTAAAATCTGCTTATATGGACTTCCGATAAATCTAAAGAATCTGTTAGTAATTAAAGCTTTTTCGCCTTTTGGTAATCCAAACCCTTGTGCCACAGCTTTTTTAAGCAACTGTTCCGATTCTAAATCACTTTTTGTAGTAATAGCCTTGTTTGCAAAATCAATCATCCTTTTCCTCCCCTAAGATTTTGTATAATGTTCCCCTGGAAACTCCAATGATCTCAGCAAATTGAATTTTTGTAATCTCACCATTCTGCCATCTGGCTTTAGTATCTTCAAAAAGTTTTTTGTCAATCTCTTTCTTTGCACGTCCTTTATATTTGCCTTGAGCCTTTGCAATTGCAATACCTTCTTTCTGACGCTGACGGATATTTTCCCTTTCTCTTTGTGCTACATATGAAAGAAGCTGCAAAACAATATCTGCTATCAGGGTTCCCGTCAAATCCTTGTTCTGTGAAGTATTGAGCAATGGCATATCTTGTACAATAATATCTGCTTCAATCTCTTTTGTGATTTTTCTCCATTCAGTAATAATCTCTTCATAGTTTCTTCCAAGTCGGTCAATCGAATGAACTACCAGTACATCACCTTTTTGAAGAGAAGCAATCATCTTCTGGTACTCAGGACGGTTGAAGTCTTTGCCGGATTTCTTATCCATGTAAATACTATCAACTCCCTCTTCTCTCAATGCTTCCATCTGTCTTGCTTCGTTCTGGTCAACTGTTGAAACCCTTACATATCCTACCTTCATATATACACGCTCCTGTTTCTTTATGGTTTAATTATACACCATAGTGTGTGCTATATCAATAGTAAAATACACGTTTAAGTGAATTTTATTTGATTTTTATAACATTTGCGTTTATTATGTAGATAGGAGGTGTTGTCATGGTATCTCAAAAAGTTAAGCAAATCATGAAGCTGAAGAAAATAACAAATGTTCAAGTTGCCGAACATCTTGGAACTTCTCCACAAGCTTTGGCAAATAAGTTTTCCAGAGGAACGCTTTCTGCTAATGAGTTGATTACTATTCTGGATTTCCTCGGATGCCAAATAGTGGTTGAAGCCATACCAGATGTAATTGTCAAATTTAATATTGATGATGTTAGAGAAGAGTCGTAATGGCTCTTCTTTTTTTTACTTGCCCCGTCACATTGACGGGGCTTTTTTATTTTTTCGGGAACTCGGAGGACTCACTAGGCCGATGTGGGTCTGTATATATACCCCCTCCCGGGTCTGTTCCTGGTAACGCTGACCGGGTAGCCCTTTTCCCTATGGGTTCCCGCTGCTCTGGCCTTAACGCTGTTATTCGTTCGGTCTGCGGCAGCGATCAAGGAATATTACTCGCGTTTTATTGTCATATTGCACAAAAAATCGTTGTTATGCCGATGTATACTTAGGGTACACCCTAAAAGAACATTGAACGTTACTATATATTGTGCGCTAGTCCCAGAAAGTACAACATATTGTTATAGCTCCGGCTTTTCCATCTCCGGAAGCTCCAACACGTCCTTGTACTTGTCCGCGATCTGTTGTGCTGTCTGCTTTGGCTTTCCGTTGTTCTCTTCTGCGCTCCGTCCGTTTGGTGCGTTCCATCCGAATTTAGAATTGAGTTTCATTGCCACACCTGTGTTATTCTTATCACTGATTCCAATGTTTGCAAGTGAGTGTTCGTCATTCGCATTTAATTTTTTGATTAGGTCAAGGTGTGCTGTGCTTGCTATTTCCCTATACTCCCCTCTCTTATTCAACTTCCACTCCTGTATATCCTTAATAACATTGCCGTCTGTATCTATATATATCTTTGTCTTATATTCTCCATTTACCCAGTTATACATAGTCTGTTCACTAATCTTAATATATTTAGCAAACCCTTGTATATTTGACTCCTTGTTATATACGCCACATATAAATATATAATAGTCGAGTATGTAATTGATCAGTTCTGCATTATCGCAATCTAATATAGTCTGTCTGTTGTACTTGAGCGTTACGTTTTCAGGCTTCAGAAATACATGATCCCCTGCATAACTAAGAGCTGACTCAAATGTGTTCTGAGGTGCTTTCATAAGGTCTTCAATACCATATTCAGCGCAAAATATATCTAAGTATTTCTTTGTGTCCTGTTTAAACGTATCTAACACGCCGTTGTTTGTATTCTGCACTGTATCACCTCACTTTATAACGTTAATCTATTAAATCATTATAAATAAAAAAAGCCGGTCGGCTCTGGTTCGTTGTCCAGTCGCTAACCGGTTCAGTCCTCCAGCGGTTCGTTCTCGCTTTCGGTCTGTATCTGTATCTCTATTAACAGTATTAACATACAAGTTGTTATTCTGTCAACTATTAATTTAAAACTTTTAGTCAATCTCATATAACAGCATATACTATATCTATGTATATTATATATACTATATACAATATTATATTAATCAACTCAGCTCTGGAATCTAGGAAGGGACAGGGAATAACTATAATTATAGATATTCATAATCCATAATATTAATATATATAATATTATAATAGGGCATTTTGAACACACAAAAAGCCAGACCTTCCGGCATCTGATCCGGCATGATCTGGCTATATTTTTTTCGCATTTAGTTACGATCCGCTTTGTCAGCCCTGCCCTTCCTGAGTTCCGTCGGCTTCGTTATATCGAACATAACAGAACGATTCGTAAAAGTCAAGTAAAAAATGTCGTTGACTTTTTATCTGGGTTGTGCTATGAATAATTATGTCAGGACTTCGGCGGCAGTTCTGCACCTGTCCTAAAAGCCGCCACAAAAAAGCATTATAAAAGCCCCTTGGAATTTGCCAAAGGGCTTATTTTTGTTAAATTTCTAGTAAAGTAAATGACCATGTAAGAAGGTCTATTTCTGCATCATATTCTATTTTTTCTTCTTCATCTTTGATATTTTTAATATACATATAGCGGCCGGTGCTATCGTTGAGCCGTTTAATTTGATTCCCGGCAAATTCTGCATTTTCCAGATTACTTGCGATTTCCTGCAATTTCTGGAAATATTTTTTGTTTACTTCTTTCGCTTTTTCTATGATCTCGGTGTCGTTGTTGATTCTTTCACCGATTTTTCTAAGTAATTCGTTAAAATGCTGCGTGTCTTTTTCTCCAAAACCTCTGAATTTATACATTTTCATTTTTTTACCCTCCCTTTATTGTTTGGGGCGATTGCTCGCCCCGTTTGTTTTATGCTTCGATGTCTTTTTGTGTGTCCTCTTTTAACTCTCTGACCAACTCAAGAGCTTTTTCGGATTCGCCATTTTCAAGATATTTTTCGATCTTGTTAATGACTCTTAAAAGTTTTCTTGCATATGCTACAAATTCTTTCATATCTTCCATATTTTCTCCTTTCTATAGCCTATAAGGTTTTTGCTTCCTTACAACTATAATTATAATGTTTTGTGCCTTATATGTCAATAGTATTTTGTGCCTTATTCAAGTATTTTCTTTTCACGTTCCAATTTTTCTGCAACAGCTAATTTGATAAAATCGTTTATGCTTTTATATCCTGCTTTTGTTATTGCTTCTTTTGTGCCTATTTTGAATCTACAATTGACACGCTCAAATTTTTCATCGTAATTATATATAGCTTTTCTTTGTGCATCTGTTGTCTTTCTTTCTTCTGGCATTGTTTCCCCTCCTTATATTATGTTATTTATATTATATATATTTTGTGCCTTATTTTCAAGTATTATTTTCTTTTCTTAACATATAATAGGAAGTGTTATATTTCTATTTTTGTGCCTTATACATTTTATACAATTTATGTTCTTATTCTGTGCCTTATATTTGTATAGTATGTATATTGCTTTTGTGCCTTATATGTAGTATTATAATATCAACGAAGGGAACACAAGAAACAAACAACCGGACCGCCTGAACCACTCAAACATAAGATACCGGATCCGATTAATTGAAAAATTCTAGTTCGCGGATGACTAAATAAAAAAGCCGGTTGCAATCCTACCAAGACAAACAACCGGCACCCAACAAAAAAATGAAAGGTAGCCCCATTATAGCAGGGGCAAAGGTAAAAAACAATGACAAAATATAATTACATGGAAGCAGTAAAAGAAGACGTTAAAAACTATATTGACAGTGAAATTAATTTCGAAGATTTTGACAGTCTGGAAGAACTGGAAGAAAAATTGAATGATGAACTTTGGACAGAAGACAACGTGACTGGTAATGCAAGCGGAAGTTATACCTTTAATCGTGCCGCAGCTGAAAACTACGTAAACAGTAACAAAGAACTTGTTAACGAAATGGTTAGCGAATTTGATTGCAAAAAACAAGTGTGTGACTGGTGGCTGAATGATAATTTCGAATCTATTGACGTTTCTATTAGATGTTACTTATTAGGCTCCGCAATTTCTGAAGTGCTGGACAATCTCGAAGAAGATTTTGACGAAGCACACAAAAAAATGGAGGTATGAACCGTGAAAAAATATACCTATTCCCAGTGGCAAGCAATCCACCGAAGAAAAGTTATTCATGCCGTAAAAACCTACTTGTTAGGCTTTGCGGTTGCTTCTTTCCCATTTTTGTTGATTGCTCATTATATTTTAGTTGGATATTAACGGGGAGGCGCTAACAATGTCAGAACGCCAGAAAGTCGCAGAAATGACAAAAACACTTGTAAATATGTTCCCAGATTCAAAAAAATGATCTGGAAAAAGAAAAGTATTATTTTGAGCATAATTATTATACTTTCTTTGATTGGGAAGAAAATGTTATAAAAATTATTTTAATGGCAGCATAAAAAGGAGGGCTATACAATGATCAAAATAGACATGTGGTACAACGATAAAAAAGAACAGGCAACCGGGCTCGATATTTGGTTTAATGATCTTGGCTGTTTTTATTCTGGTAATATAAGAATTTTTGGCAAAATAGTTGGTGATTATTACGCCGACAGCGTGCAAGAAATTTGTGAAGCGTTCCCGCATCTGAAAGAAAAAATAAACGCTTGTTTGAACTAAATAAAACAATTCCAGGCGGGGCTTTCCCGCCTGTTTTCCTAAATTGGAGGGCCTAAAAATGAATAAAACAGTTATATCTTTCGCTAAAAAATACAACTTAAAATATACAGAATCAAAATATATGTACGGTCTTACCGGGTATGTGTTTGATTTTGAAATAGGTGAACATGATCTTATGTATTGGTGCCGGTCTAAGTTATCCAGACACAAAAGCCTTGTTGTAGAATGCAATTATCATGCGATGTGCATAAAAGTCTATGACCGAAAAGAAAAAGAAAAAGCTTGTGCTTTTTATGAGCTGGTGAAAAAGTTGCATGATATTTTCAACTTAGAATATCATGAAACGAAGGACGGCAGCCGGGCATATAACAAAGTTGTTGACTTTGTGCTGTTACATCCGGAATACAAACCCGCTTTTGATAGTATTTATAATTAATTTTTTACCGCTTTACGGCTTTAGGCCATCGGCACGCTCACGACGTGCGAAACGGTTTTCTTTGCGTTGCTTTGTTATATTTGCCTTTTAACGGCTTTTAATTGCTTCATGGTACATTTTACCGGATATGGCTATAAAATCATTTCTAGGAAGTTTTACGCAATCAATTAAAAGGATTGACGGCAAAATATAACGGGCGTATTATGTTTATATATGTCAATGTGGATAAATGCCGGATTGGTTTCTGTCCAGGTCTACGGCTGCATCTATTCCGGATCGCTTCGGGCGGTCTTATTTGCGAACCATTTTTACACGCTGTTTTTCTGGCAGTCCGTCCAGCTTATGCAGTTCTTGCCGGTTTCGTTATCCTTGTAAGCGCTTATTTGACGTTTTGCAACCGTTTATATGTTTGCATGTGTATTTTATCAACTGTATATATAAAATTGATTTTAGGCACGTTTACAGGCTTTATAATGGCATTGGGTTATTATATTATATCCCGGCATGCTGCTTTATAATGTTTTAACGCTGTATTTTGATTTTTAAGCCGTTTTGTATCGTCACCCGATAAAGTATAGGCTTATGCCGTTCGAATTGATTTTAGACGCAATTATGCAATTAATTACAATGTTTATAGTATGATCGTGTGCATCGGATGGCAGCATGTTTTGCCGCGGATATATTCCTTGATGCATTATCGCTTTACTATGAAGTCTCACGAGTGCTAATTTTCACAGACATTCAAAAAGACCCGAAGCATGGATTTTGAACGAAAAAAATCATTTTTCCATGGATACGGGTCGTTTTATAATTTTTATTTATTTGTAATTTTGTACAAATATTTTTATAGCATCTATTTTGGGACTGTGGAAAATGTAAAATTATTTCAATTTATTTAGATGATCTACTTTACCAGTGCTTCTTTTCTTCTTTATTGCGGTTCCACTTTTCATCCTCTGTTCTCGTTCTTCCTGTTTTTTGGTCTTCGATTTCTTTCTCAATGAGTTTCCAGTACTATACCCCATATTTTCCCTCCTTATCCTTGATCTTCTGACTTCTGGTCTTGAAATTGATGATGTCCACGTCCGTATTGAGTTCAGGTGGTATTTTCCCTACAACGATAACTCGCAGTGGCTCTATGCGCCTTTCCATTTCTTTAAAGCCTATACAGAATTCTTCTCTGGATGCTCTGGATTTAATTCTTCCATTGGTGCAACATGCTACGGTGCTTCTTTTTGGCACACCATCAAAAGCCCAGTCATAGCAATACTCTGGCGGTATGCTTACGTTCGGAATAACTTTAATTCCGTTCATGCTGAGATAATGAGACAATGCATGATTACGGTACTTCTGATAGATATTCATTGCAAATGGCATTCCATTCTCTCCCACTGCCATAGAAAAGTCAGGGCCTATCACGCTATGGAAACATTTTAAATGTTCCAGGTATCTGTCTGGATTATTCCAAATTTTTTCAAATTCGTAGTCGTGGATATAAAAATTCACCGTCAGTTTGCGGTGGTTCTTAATCTTTGGACTGAAGCTATCCTTGAAATCCACAGTATCTTCGCCCGGATGCCCTGTGTATCTATCTAACATCGGTATCTGATATTTTCCGTCCAGTTCTGCTCCTATAATCATGTATTCTCTCATTACATCATATGCGGTATGACTAATTCCTTGTGAGATCATCGTTACCCTCCTGTTATTTATTAACATGATACGTGCGGCATTATTAGCACTTACATAATGCGACTCCGATGGCATATAGTTTATGCTAAAATTTTTTTAACTGTATTTCAATATTTCCATTGACTATAATTATTTTTGATATTATAGTTTTTAATATACGGTTTTTGTTTTGCTTGTCAATGTGTTCCCACACATCGGCAAGCTTTTTTATATTATCGTATACAAATTCTTTCTTCTGTGAGTTATCCGGGTTCTTCATCTCGTTCTGTATTTTTATTTTTAGTTCATCTATGCCGGATTCCGTTTCTTTTATCATCTCCAGAACCGTATCATTTCCCTCAGCATAAAGAGTATACAGACGTTTTAGCTTCGTTTTCTCTTTTTGGAGTTGTTTACTCAAAATGTCCAGACAGCTTTCTCTTTCTTTTGGCTTATGCGATGATAAATTGAGGGAAATCTTTAAAATCTCATCTTCAACCTGCTTTTCAATATCTTCTGCCCACTCAAGCGAATTGCTGCAATTCGGATTGTAATTTGGTAAGTACGACATGCCGTTATCCCTTGAATAGCAATAAATTTTATGCTTCCCATGAGTCCACTTCTGATATCTCATCTTGCATCCGCACACTCCGCAATAGCACAGCCCCGTCAAGAGCTGATTCTCGTGATTAACGCAGAAGCTTTTACTTTGCTTACGAGTTTTTCTTAATTCCTGGGCTAATTCGAATACTTTAATATCGAAAATTGGTTCATGTCTTCCCTTATATAGTTTTCCTTTATACGGAATCATGCCAATATTTACAGGACTGGTAAGAACCTGTCGTGTAACAAACTCGCTTTTAAATCCTATCAATTTCTGTATTCGAACATCAGAATAACCGGATATATACAAATTCATAGCTCGCAAAGCCATTTCTTTGCGCTCTGGTATGGGAACTAAGATTCCGTCTTCTTTGCTATATCTATAGCAATACGGGGTGTTGCCACCTCCCATCCAATATCCCTGTTTCACTCGCTCCAGCATACCGCCACGCATTCTAAGCAACATAGTATTTTTGTCAAGTTGCGCAAACACTGCCATCATCTGAGTGTACGCTTGCTCCATTGGGCTGTCGTAGCTTACACTATCATGCACGCATCTAAAATCCACCCCATTAGGTATGAATACACGTTCAATTAAGTATATTCCATCGACCATGCTTCTTGATAATCGATCTAGTTTAAACGCTACAACACATTTTAATTTTTTCTTTGAGCAATCATTAATTAAGCGTTGCAATGCTGGACGATTCATATTCGAACCTGTGAAGCCATCATCCTCGTACCAATCAGATATAATCAATTGATTTTTTCTGCAATAATTTTCAATATCTCTTTTCTGACTGTCTAATCCATTTCCCTCTTCGGCCTGTTTTTCTGTTGATACACGCAAATACGCAACACATTCCATGACTATTCCTCCTTTGTGTAGAAATGTGCCGCACATATCATGTTACGACACATTTTACACTACAATATTTTTGCGGTCAACCTAAGCATTCAATTATGATTTTAATAATTTCTTCTGGCAGTTCAATTTGTTCGATGTCAATTTCTTTTCCATCAATCGTAACAATTGCCATATGCTCACCTCTCATTTCACAAAATCAAAAATATTCATCTGTCCTTTTATTTCTTCTATTTCATCTTTTGTAAAAAATTTGCAGGCTGTCCAATTCGGATTCCAGTCAGCATCCAGTTCGTAATTTAAGCATTTGCATCTTTTAACGTTTTTAAACATCCTACATTCAAAGCATTGATGTTCATAGTTCGTACCGCCCGAACGCTTGTACATTTCGCTGATTCTTCTCATAGGCTGATGTCCTTCCATAATTCCGGGCATCTGACAAAGTCATGCTCGCATTCTGCATATATGACGCATTTGTGGCAATCATGCCTACCAATTTGCTTTGCGTATTGTCGTATTACTTTCCTACATATAAGCACCAGTTCTGGCGTGATATCTAACTTTTCGTCTTTGCCCTCCATACTTTTCTCCTTTTCTTTGTTGCTGCATATTCAAATTTGCCTTCTTTTACGCAATCTCTTGGGTCGCATCCTCGACTATGGCCGACCATAAAAATATAATCGCACGGTTGCATTTTCCCTGATGTGCCGTTTGATTTCGGATAGAACTTGCAGTCTGCGCATTGACGATTAGTCAAATTCTGAATTTCTTGTGGCGTCAATTTTATCCACGGTTTACGCTTGTTTTCCATTTTCACCGCCTTGAATCTTTTTGATAAGTTCCTGTTTCATTGCATCCGCTATGTGTTCCCTGACTGATTCTTCAGGAAAAGGGATTTCCAATGATCGCTCTAAAATTCTGTTCGTAATGTGGTCATCATATTTCAATCGGGAAATAGGATAATTACTGGTGAAAATTGTGGTTTTCTTGTCCACATACCGACCATTGATGATTCCGTAGAATTTTTCATTAATCCAATCTTTCCCAGATTCCGCACCAAAATCGTCAATAATCAAAATATCCGCGTAAGTCAAATCACTAATCAGCTTATTCTCTGCGTTTTTTCCTCGTTCTCCCCATGTTGACTTTATCTCATCAAGAATTTTTAGGGATGTTGTGAATTTTACCGATTTCTGATGTTTTTCTATCATCTCATTTGCCATGCTACATACAAGCCTTGTCTTTCCAGAACCTTTAGTATTTGAATATATGTACAGCCCAATTCCCTGTTTCTGCATCTGTTGGATATTTTCGAGCCAATATTTAACAGCTTTTGCCGCCTGTATGAATATTTCCTTACTTTCTGGAAGTTGATACACGCTGCTTTTCATATTTGAAAATCTGCATTCCTTGTACATATCCGGCATTTCAGCAAATTGCAGCTGGTTCTGCAAAATCATCTTCTTTCTGATTCCGCAATGGCATTCTTCACAATATGGAACGCCATTATCGTCCCTTGACCATATCCAACCAGAACCACCACAATCAGGACAATCAGTCTGCAAATGGAGTATCTGAGATTTTGCTTCCTCCGCATTGATCGAATGGGATAAGCGGTTTGACATGCGCTTGAGCTGTTCTACCGGTTCCATGCTTGATGTCGCCTCCTTTTATAACATTGTAGTTTCCTTCCAAAACTTTTGTAAAATTATTCGGCTTTACGAACCAGTCAAATGTTATCATCCATCCGCGGTTATTCTCTCCTCGCAGAAAATCACTGTAGCGAACGTTGTTGATTGCACTAAGGACTTCATCAATTCCGTATTCACGGATTCGCCCTTTGAGTAACTGACATCTTTTTGATGATGGTTTAATATCGCGTATTGGATTGATGCCAACTTCCTGTAATTTGTTCCATTCTTCGATGACGCGTCGGACATCAGTCTGACAAATAGTATCTTTAGATACTATTAATTTATTATCTTTCTCTTTATCTATATCTATATCTTTATCTAAACCTATATCTTTCTCTGCGTGCGTCTTTGTTGCGTCTTTGTTGCGTCTATTGTGCGTCTGACGGTTTGAACGCTCTATTAATTTGGTATCGTCAATAACATTTCCGCTTGCTAATGAATAGCTTCCATTCTCTTTTAAAAGCAACATCCTCTTTTCGTCAATATATGAAGTTTCCGTGTATCTATCTCTTGACAATGTGTTATGCATTCGCCAGTGTTTGATTACTATTACACCGTCTTCAAACGTAAGAACAAACCTTTTTGCAATCAATAATCGCAGATCATCTTCGCTTGCTCCTGTGATTTTCATTATCCTTTTTGGGTTTCCAATAAATCCATCATCGTCAGCCCTCATATTCAAATGGAAATATAAGCATTGCGTTGTTGCCGGCATATCCAAAAATGCGTCACTGTCAACAATTTTCATCGTAAACATTCGTTTCTGTGCCAATTCTAAAATTCCTTTCTCCAATTCCTGGTTTTTCAAAAGTGTTTATTTTAATTTAACTTCCATTCCATTGATTTTCAGTTCTCCATTTACCGGAATTACAAGAGATGGAACACCGTTTATTTCTTTCAGTTCAATCAGAGCAATTTTATCTGGCTGGATGCAGATTGTTGCATCTGGTGTTACAATTTTTGCAGTTTTTGAATTATGAATATTGTCAAGAGCAACGGGTTCATTGCTGAAATACATTTCCCAGTTTTCTTTGAAATCCGACAACTTCTCGTCTGGAACTCCGCAATATCCAAAAATCTGTTCCATTTCATCACATGACACGGTTACCATCTCCGGGCTGTCTTTCTTCTGTTCTCTTACTTCCTGCAAAGATTCAACCAGACTTTCCGCGAAATTGAATGTTGTATTTCCTTCGAAATTGTCCATAATAAAATCTGAAAAGACATTGATCTCGTTGCCGGGTGTACGGGGAATTGGTGCGCCAAGAACGTTTTCAATGAAGTCGGGATGAATATTCTTTATGTTTTTGTTGAAATACAAGGTTTCATGAATATCAGTGCTTCTGCCATTGAATACAGGAAATAAGAATCCTGTTTCTGGTCTTGAGACTACCCAATCACGAATTCTGTCTTTGATGTTATTTTCAGCCACATCATAGCTAAGCCCAGCCTTTGAAAGATTTACTGGACAAATGCTGCACAGAATGTGTTCATAAATTTCTTCTGATGCATCATGCATTTCGGTTCCATCAGAAACTTTTCCTGGAATGTCATATACTGCATGAATGAGAACTATGTAGTAATTTTCGTGATAATCGTAATTTTCAATCACTTTGTCGTAGAACTCGTCCAAAAGTTCGTCATTTTTAAGCTTACTTGCTCTAATCCGCATAAGAAATTCCTGTGTTCCACCCTCTTTTTCCTGTGATAATGGAAAATCAAGGTTCATAAGGTTTTTTCCAAGTCTGCCAGACATGGTTTTCTTGAAAATGTCAAAATACTTAAACATTTCTTCCTCTGGAAGAGACAGGAATGCTTCCTTAATTTTGGTTTTCTTGTTCTTTTCTGCGTCCACATAACAACCACAAATGCGTGTGATTGTGCAATTGACTGGAGTAAACTGTTTCTTAATTTCTGCGATTTCTTTCTTATTCATTCTTTTCCATCCTTTCTGCTTATTTCGCTTGTTTCTTCTCAATCCACTTATTAATTTTATCTTCGGAAATCATATACATTTGCTTTAGCATTTCGATGCAGATCAACACATCTGCAATTTCTTTTATCATGTTATCACGGTCGATTTTCCACGTTTTTCCTCACTGATTGCTTGTATAAGTTCCGCACATTCCTCCATGCAGACGGTTGCCTGAATTTCTTCTCCGTAATGGTCAACACTTCTAGCAATAACGCTTTCGTCAATGTTATATGTCATTTTCTTCGCTCCAGTCAATTTTCTGCCCGCATTCAAAACAGTACTTGCTTATTTTTTTACCAATAACAGGTGTTCCGCATTTCGCACATTTTTGAGTGGAAAATATATTGTACGGAAAATCTGGAACATATTCTTCAGGTTTGCATGGAATCTGTTTTTCCAATGCTTTTGCTCCGGAATCACACGCCCATGCTTCCTTGAGATATTTTTTCTGCCATTCATCTTTGTTTTCAGAACTTTCAAGGAAACATAAATGCTAGTCTCTCATATCGGATAATATGTCTTTTGCTTCTTCTGGTTTCATGTTAATCCTCCTTATCGTCCTCCTCAATACTGACAGTTTCCAGATCTGTGAAATCACAACCCATTGCGAATCCGTCAATCATTTTCTTCTTAACTCCAAATACCTCTATCATGTGAGAATTATTTTCCATGATTTTTATTACATCTGACTTTTTAACATATTCAGCCATTCTTCATCTCCTCCAACTTCTTCTCTATCGGATTAATAATCTCTTCCAATACCTGTTGCTCATAATTTTCTTTCCAGATTTTTTCTCTTTTCCAAAATTGGATTTTCATAATCTCATTTATTAAATTAATACACGCTATTGCTTCTAACATTCCCCAGCATCCATCAAATGCTCTTTCATTGCACCAGTTTACAAATTCTTTAAATTTCATTTTTGAGTTTCTTCAACTTCTTCTCAACTTCTTCACGGGTGAGGAATACCAAAACATTTAACTCTCCAAGACACTCGTCCTCATTTGCCCATAAAAACCATTTAGCGCCTTTGTCATATTCAAGTCCGCTTACCACATTTTCCCGAATGTCCATTCCGCATATATCCCATACAGTTGTGCCGATAGGACACGGCAATCTCACAAGCAAGCCCTGTTCTTCTAAATCTTCATATTCAGCGAGTGCATTCATTACATCATATTCTCTTTCTCCCTCGAAACAAGTATCCAGAAAATCACTTCCGTCATGTATTGCAATAGCTTTTTCGCCATCGCTATTAAATCTTTCAGTCCATCTATCCATCTACTTCACCTCTTTTAACTTCTCAACTGCCAGCTTCAAAATTACGTGTATTGCACAAATCCATGTTGCACTATTATTCCTGTTGTCCAACACACATCCTATACATTCACGTTCGCAACAATTGCTTACATCTGCAATCCGCTCAATAAACTCTCTTGCTGTCATTTCTTTTGTCCCGAGGAGTTCTGATGCTTCGTAGAAAGTTGAGTCTGGGCCAATATGTGCTTCGCGGGTAACATCTTTATCTTCATAAAATTTTAAGATGTCTGGAAAATGTTGTTTTGGTAATGGTCTGCAATGGTTTTTTGTAGGCCATTGGAATCCCTGTTTTTCAGCTTCTTTAAGAAGCATTTCGTTTTCCTCTTTTGTTCTAACCAGAACACATGTATTTCTTAAATCAATCATCTGCATTTCCTCCTGTAATCTCATCAATACACTGATTCCAGCCCTCTGCAAATCCTGCATCAAATGTATTAGATGGATAATCTCCATTGTCTTTCTCTGGCAAATCCATAAGCGGACACCAATCAGGTCTAATACTCAAATCTGTAATATCTCTATTGTTTACCCTACAGAACGGGTGATGCACTCCACTGCGTAAAACGCATAAAGCACAATATTTTGGCGTATTTATCACTAATACTGATTTACTCATCTCATTCCTCCCGTAATAATTCTTTATTGTCGAAAATGTTTCCAACAACTTCAAAATGTTCCAGATCAAACTCATCAAAGTGTTCTCTCTCCGTGCTACCGGCTTCGTGTGTTACAAATCCAGCAACGCCCCATTCAACGGTTTCATATGTCGCATCTTCTGGGCAAGATTCATCCAAATGAGCCATCAGAATGTCATTTTCCCAAATTTTCTTCCCGTTCTTGTCATAAAGACCTGTGAACTGACAGAGAGTTTCTGAAGCAACCAATTCCATTCTGCCTGTTATCAAAAAGTTGATTGGCAATATACTTGCTTTTTTATACGGCGGAACAATATAACAATATCCGCTGTCAATATCTAAATCTATGAGGCTTCCCTCAATCCATTCACCGTTATCAATCCGCTTTGCCTTGAAAAGAATTTCTCTCATTCAACTCCACCGCCTTTCACGATTTCTATTGCTCTGTTCAGTCCAGCATTGTATCCTTGATGTACATCAGATAAGATACATTCGGATTCAACGAATTTATCTCTTTTCAATTCACTAATAACCTTGTCCACATCAAAAACTGTCGGCTGTTCGTCAATAACTGCACCTATTGCAAAATCCATATCCGAATTTCCAAGAGAGTCAATTATTTTGTCTGCATCAATCAGTCTGCTCATATTCTATTCTCCTAACTGTTTTAAAATTTCTTTTGCAATTTTATTACTTTCCTGCATGGAAATTCCCCATCCATTATATTTTCTGTGGCATTCATCACAGTTCCATTCACCATTATCACTTTCTTTAATTTCGCTATTGAATCTGCAATTATCGCAATACATATGATCGAGAGTGCTATAAATGATGCTTGCAATATCGTCTTGTTTGCTATTAGCATCGTCTACGTGTTTCTGCTTAGTTAAATATTCAAACGCTCTCAGCTCATTTTTCCCGACCCATTTAATCCATGCACCGCAATCCCCGCAATACAATCCCGTATTATTCCCAACTTTCTTGACAAAAAGGTTTTTACTATTGCACTTTGGACATTTATATTCTTTCATTTATTTTTCCTCCCACACTCCCAACAACCGCATCCTCTCATACAGTACAGCGACGGTCTTGCGCCTGTATCCGTAAAAGTCCTTCGGATTCATCGGGATATATCTTTCTCTGCTGATTTTCCTGTAGCTTTTCCGGTGTAGGATATTTTCGATAACCATATCCGCTATCACCGTGTTTTTCGGGCAAGCTGACAAGGCAGCACTGGAAAGCAGGTATCCGTACTCTGCCGGGAAGTCTTTCAGCATCGTATTCAGTTTTTCTATGTCCTCTGCCGGAATACCGTAGTCTTTCAACTTTTTATTCCTTGTCAGCATACCGTTCTCCTTTCTAATCGTCTGGGTGGTGCTTATCGTACATAATCGCTATGCATCCAAGACCGACCAACCCAAATATGATTCCTCCAATCGCAAGTCCTAATAAAAATGTAATCATGGCTCATCCTCCTCAACATAATCTTCGCAATCTTCTGCATATTCATAACTGTCCATATCATCACATTTGCACTGGCAAGAATCATTCTTAGTACAGCAGATGCAGCACTCTGTTTCACCGTCCGGACACTCTAATTTGCAATATCCCATTTAGTCCTCCTTATATGGTTCTGGAAGTGGCATCCAGGCAATAACACAGTCTTCATCATCCCATTTTCCATTTTCGATACCGCACATTCCCGTGAATGGTTCTTCCTGTCCGACAAGCTCTCCGTCTAAAGTAGTGATATATGTTCCGTCTTCCGGTAATCTATCACTGACTGGAATCCAACCATTTTCTTTCTCGTCCTGTTCCAGATCATCTTGAAGCTGCTCTATCATTTCCAGAACATCACTTGCTAAAACCATCTGGTGGCCATCCGCAAGTTTCTTCATGAAATCATGATAATCCGATAATCTGTCTTTGATATGGCTCATACTTCCACCTCCACTTCTGTATCTATGTAAATCCTTTCAACTTTGCGTGTTTTGATATTTGTGCAAGAAACATATCCATCTGTATTTTCGATTACATGTCCAGCTCTATACATTTCGCATTTATATTGGAAAACATCTCCATGTTTCAAAGAGCCAATATTGGTCTTGTTCATACTTACACCTCACTATCTTCTGGCATCTGATAATCAATATGTCCATTTACATAGGCTTCCTGAATCATATCCAGTACTTTCATGGCTTTTGCTTCTGAGGAGTATCCACCAAGTCTATATCTGTTTTCGTTCTCTAGGCTTGAAATAACAAAATCCTTGTCATTTTTCGCAATATAAACTACAGTCAAATTGCTAAAGTTTAATAAAATTGTTTTATCCTGACTTCTAATTAACATTTCGCGTCCTCCTTATCTTTCGCTCTTTTATTCCATGCTTCTATTGCATATTCGGGATTGTTATAATGTCCTGTACCGCAAAGACAGTTACCGCATTTTACAAGATACTGAGCATTACCTAAATATCCCATTTCATCATCGGTAAAAATTCGCGCCTCTTCTCCGCAAAACGGACAAGGTTTTAATTTATCCATTTTTCATCCTCACTTTCTTATATAATTCAAAATATTCTTCCCATGTTTCTGGCAGTTTGGTACAATCTGGCTCATAAGGTTTTGGATATACAGTATATCCGCACTTCGGGCATTTAATTTGTGGTGGAAAGTCCCTGCTCCATTCCATGTTTCCGCCACATTTTCTGCAACGGATGTATCTCTCTACTTTCTTTGGCTTGATTTTTAAAAATGAAGTGTAATTATTCTTTCTCATTTTCCATCATCACTTTCCCCATGTAAGCAACTGACACGCTATTGTGCAGTTAGTACATGATTTTAATACTCAATAAAATCAGATAATTCCATCTGACTAACGATATTGTTGTCTTGCATCCACCATAGATAAACTTCTTCTCCACAACTCCACTTTGTATCTTTTCCGCGCTGCTTTCGCTCCTGAAGCATTCTGTCAAAGGAACGAATGTAGGCTTGCTTGTGCTTTGGAAAATCATACATTTCCTTTTCCCTCTGCTTCTTTGATGCAAGTGGACAACCCAAACAGCCTAATCGATCATATCCGTATTGATACAGTTCGCATACCTGAATGTCTTTCTCACCAATGAACTGCCAGATATTTTGATCTGTCCAATCAATTATCGGATTGACTACTGTTTTTGCTTTCATTTGGCAATTTTCAAATAATCTTCTAGTATTATCATTGTCAGTGATAAGCATTTTTTCATCAGAAACACCTATGCTTTTACTTGCCGTCTGCCCTAATACTTCAAATGGGCTTCTGTTGCTTCTCTTACTGCTTTCAGACCATCTAACGCCTGTTGCGATCATTCTGTTAGGATTCCCACCTTCTTTCAGTTCTGAACAGCAATACCGAACAATTCTGGTCGGTGGCATTAGCTTTCTGGGAATGAGATTCCACATTGTAAGACGGTTTCCGTTTTCCTGTACATGATAGTCGATCTCGCATTTGATACCATTGTCTGCCAATTCTGAAAACACATTTTTGATATGCCTTACTGTCTGCGGCGCGTCAACAGTGGTATGTGAATTATGAACCTCAAACGGAATTCCAGATATTCTGAACAATTCCAGAAGTACATCTGAATCCTTTCCACCGGAATACTCACATACAAGTGGTTTGTTATAATGTTTCAACGAGAGATCAGACGCAAGTCGAATTCTCTCAATTGCTTTTTGTTCTAAATCCATCCTATACTCCCATCTTCTTAACCAGATTTTTATTCAATCCCTCTTAACATCAAACTTAATTTGCTATAACAAGGGCAAATTCTTGTGTGATCGAAAATATCTTCCAGTAAAACGCAAAATGGAAACATCTGTTTTACTTCATAGATATGTTCTATTCCGTCCTCACCACATTCTGCGTATTTGATTCTTTTTCCAACACATAGGTCAAATGCATTGGATACGTAGGCTTTTAAACCATAAGATTTTACTTTGCTCATTTTTATCTAAAACCGCCTTTCATCAAAATGTGAACATTTCCTCGTTATCATCACCAGAATCGAAATCTGACGTTTCTTCACAATCAGTTGATTTATTTCTGGACATATTCTTTCCACGTTCGATCAGTTCTGTTCTCTGCTCTTCGGTCAATTCTCTTGGTGCTCGTAATTTCACGTACTTAACTGGGACATGGGCAAATATGGAACCATCTTTGTTTGTGACCAGAATCTTCACATCTTCTGGATGCTGTTCTGCAAGCTTCAGGACTCTTCCTTTCATCTTACTGCCGTTATGCGCTGATACTTCTGCGTACTCACCACCGCGAATCCACGCAATGCTGCATTCATTGCAATTCTCTGTCATGATTAGTCCTCACTTTCTCCAAATCCAAATTCTTTATTTATATTTATGGAATCAAATTCAAGTTTAATTCCCATTGTTTCTTTTGCTTCCTGGTATGCTTTTTCAATTCCAACTTCTTCAATGTGTTCTTTGGCAGAGTTTAGGTTTTCTAAGAATCTCTGATTGGATTTTGTAAATCCCCATGTTTTCTTAATTGCAAACAAACTGATAAGAACATTTGCAACTGCGATATAATCCTCTGCTTTCCAAAGCTTTTTTTGTGATTCTGAAATCAGTTCTTCCGATATTTCCTTGCGCATTTCATCTTCACGCTGTTTTAAGTACAATTTCAGAGATTCTACTCTTGCCCCTGCTGCTTTTGAAATTTGCTCCAAACTGAAATTTTTGAAATTATATGGTGCATTTAAGCGTGTTTTCTCAACTGCTTTCTGCTGCCTTCTTCTCTCTGCCCTGTTCATGCTCTCACCAATCCTTTCAGCTGGCTTGTGATTAAGACAAATTCTTTCAAGAGTTTTCTGTCTAATGGTGTATTTCCGGTCACGGTATTATCGCCATCATAGACAACTGCGTATTTTTCGTTAATCAGTCTTGCAGATGAAACCGCATTCAAAACTTCTTGTCTGGAGCATTTCAGCATTTGTGAAATATCATCAGCGGTCATATCGCCAATCCATTGTTCATTCTCGAAAACACTGTATATTCTCATAGTTCTGCCACCTTTTGATATTCATATCCAACAAGGTGAAACGCTCGCGGAGTATTCGGATGCGCAGCAGCAATCAAGCCATCAAGTTCGAGCTGCCTCATATGTCGTTGCACAGTCGCTTTTGATATGCCAAGGCTTTCGGAAATTTCTTTAAATGACGGTGCGTATCCATATTTTGTAAAATATCTGATAAGAAACAGATAAATTTCTTTTCTGTTCTCTTGTCCCTCGAGATACTTTCTTTCGGTGTTATATTTACTTACCATAGTTACCTCATTTCTTTTAACCTCTGGGTTCAGATCGCGCTCATATGCCAAGGAAGTTGCATGAATCAGTCCAAACCCAGAGGGCGTGCGCATATTTAGTTGTAATTATTTGGGATTTTGTCTGCCAGAACCGGCAGCTTTATCATTTGTAAGATTCTTCATCAAGAAGATTATTGAATTTCTCAAGTGCCTTTATAGACACCTTGTTGTTTGATTTCTCTGGTTTGATTGATACATCTAAGTGAGTATCAATGATATGTTTTAATTCTCTTGCAAGGGTAATTTTGCCTTGCTGTATACCCTGTCTGTATGTCTTAGGCGGTTTGTACTGCCCTGTTACTTGCTTACCGGTTGATTGTCCGCCAGCTGTAATGTTGTACATCTGGAAGCCTTTATCTGCAAAAGCCTTGATCGTTTCAATTTCTTTTTGGTCAAGCTCGCTTTTAGGGCAAGTTCTGTATGCAAGTTTCCAACCAGTAGGATTGCTTTCGCTGTAAAACTTATGCTTTTTAAGGCTTAATGCTATGTGGTCATATTCGCCTAAATGGCTCGCACATCTCTCGCGAAGCCTGAGTGCTTGTCCCACGTAACTGCGCCTAATCCCAGTTTCATCCACCCTGTAAAAAGCATATATGCCACTAGAATTCGGAATGTTTGGACATATCTTTTGTATTCTGTTTTCTCGCTCTTGCTTTATGGCGAAAACCTTTCTGTAGTCCACCCAGCATCACTCCTTAATTAAACGGAAGTTCGTCATCCATAATTGACGGCATATCCATGAATCCACTTGTGTCCTGTTCTGGACTTGGAACTGGTGGTTGCGACTGTTCTTCTGGCTGGTTCTTCTTGCTTTCTGCAAACTCATGTGTTTCCACAAGGCAATCATTTGTGTATACTTTCTTTCCGTCCTTGTCAGTGTAATTTCCAGTCTGCCAAGTTCCGATAACTGCAATCTTCATTCCTTTATACAGATATTTTTCGGCAAACTCACCATTCTTTCCAAGTGCAACACAATTTATGAAGTCTGATGTGCGTTCATTGTTTTTGCGATACTGTCTCTCAACTGCAAGTGTGTATCTGGCAATTGTTATATTGTTTGTTCCCATTCGGATGTCTGGGTCTTTTGCCAAACGTCCGATCAAAATTACTTTATTCATGTTTGTTCTCCTTGTACGGTTCTGGCATAGCTGGCAAAGGCATCCATGCAATTACTTTCAATTTTTCGAAACCGTCTGTAAAATATTCTCCATTCCACATTGCTCTGAATGGAATTGTTCCTTTTTCGGTAGCAATCAAATATATGTCTCCTTTAAAAATATGATTAGGTTTTGGTTCCGGAGGCAGTTTCACGTCTACTGGAATCCACATATCCGATAAGCTATAGGAATTAATCAGTTTCTCAACCTTTTCGATTGCATCATTCCAGCCCTTGTTGTACCGACAGAACAATGGGTCAACTTTCTCTGGATTACTGTGAGTTGACGGCTTCTTTAATTTTTTAAGTGATTCTAAGAAATGTTCCATGTATCTTCCTCCTCATAATCGTTACAGTAAAGTGAACCGTAATCCCATGCTAACGTACAGCAATTACGGAATCTACATTTGCTACAATCAGTTAATTCGTTCATGGCTTATCTCCTCTAAGATTCGACATTATTTTCAATATTATCTTCTTCTGCTTTGGCTAAGCAAGCCATGACAGGCGCAGATTCAAGTAAGCACTCTCTTTCTCTTGTGTTTTTTCCATCTCTCGAACGCCAATCACCAACAATGTACAGACTTGCATTCGTACTTAAAATGTCTGTGTCCATGTCCCAATATTTGACGTGAATTTCGTATGCAACATTTGATGAAACAACATATCTGTAAAGCCCTTTCGTAACCTCTTTCCAATTTTTTAAATTTATCATCCTATCTCCTTTCAAAATGGGCACAAATTCAAATTAACTTCCAGTCCAGCCCGTCCAATCTGAACCATAACATTGTCTCCTGCGACTTCCTGTATTTCTTTTTGTATTTTACGGGCATCTGATGCCTGACCGCTTAAATGTACAAGTGTTACCGTTCGAAGCGATTCTGTGCGATTTTGCTTAATGAATCGCTTACAAGTTGGCAAAGAACAATGCCCTTTCAATCTATGGCTGTAGTTGGCTTCTGACCTGTCCACCAATTCTTCACAGTAGTTGCATTCAATTACCATATGATGTATGCTCATTTTCTGGAAATTATATTTACTGTACTCAAAATCAGTCATATACAGAAGCTTCCCCATTTCCTTATGCTCCACCAGATATCCGTAGTTCGAGCAAGGCACAAGCTGATTTGCTTCCTTATCGTATGTTGTATGTGGCAATTCAAATGGAATCACGTTAAACGAACCAACTCTAAATGGATGCCTTTCTGGAACACCTTTCATCAATTCGCCTGTTCGGATGTTCATGTCCTCAACTGTCTCGTCATTGGTGTAAATCTGAATACCTGCATCCATTATTTCTTTGAATGCTTCGGTATGATCTCCGTGCCCATGTGAAAGAAGTACAGCTTCAACATTGCTTATCTGGTAGTCAATCCCTCTAAGGATTTTCTTGTAGTTGCATCCGCAGTCAAGAAGAACAATCTCGCCTGTACTTGACTGCAAAGCGTAACAATTTCCTTTGGTGCTTCCTGTTGAAATTACTCGCATGAACAAATGACATCACCTCGCTTTCTGTACATTGCATTTATGCTTCTAAGATATTTTCAACTTCATCTATGGCTTTTTCTAAATCGGAATAGGCATATGGTATGTCCTTCCCTCTATTTAGACTCTCTAACTCCGCATAGCTTACTTTGCACATGCTGTCTCGTATTAATTTGAGTTCCCTCAACGTAAGTTCAATGGTTATTATCTGTTCCCAGTCCTTTTTGCTGTCTACTCTCTTCATACTTCATCATCCTCCGGGAATCTAAACACAATGTTTGCCGGTTCGAATTTTATATCAGAACTATCAATAGCAGTTTTAATAATTCCAAAACCTTTTGTTGCTGCCATATTCATAAATTTCTTTTCGATATCTTCTGGAACTTCTATATTCTGTGCGAAGAATGCTCCTGTATATGTGTTGTGCAACATTTCCATAGCTTTTATGGCTTTTTCTTCTGTTAAATACTGAGCCATAATTATTCCTTTCTCACCAACTATCGGCACATATGCTCTTATGATATTTCCAGTTCTGCTTAATGCTGCGATTTCATAAGGGACATCAAATTCCCCATTCTGACTTACTAATCTCACTTCATTCTCCTTTCAATATACAAATCCAGACTATGGAATTACCTTTAAATCTTCATTTGCCATCAATCATCATTTCCTGATTCAAAGATTGAAGAAGAATAGATACAAACCGGGCGAACACCGAGACTGAAGTCGTAGTCATAGTTGAGGACAAAGCCAGAAGGCGAAACAACGGCAAGCGTTGAATTGTAATCATTTACTGGTGTGCTCCATGGCGTAATCAGCCACCACCATTTCGGCATGTTCGGCAGTAATTTACGATATTTTCGGTACTCATCCACAGTCAAAAGTGAAATCCTATCTTTACAATGTCCATATTCTGTCTGTCCGTCCATAGAAAGTAAATCTCGATCAAACTCAATAACTGCATCTTCTCCAAGCTCGTCCGTAATTTTTTTAAGAAAACGAGTGTTTAACTCATTTCTCAGTTTACTTGAAATCCAGTTATTTGAAGCTGAATCAAATGTTCTTTCTTTTCCATCAAATCCATTCAAAATGGCAAAATATCCTTTTTCTGTCTTATCCAGAATCAGCCATTCCATACCAGCAAGTTCAATAGCTTTTCCGATTTCCGGCTTTCCGATGTGCTTTTTCTTGAATTCTGCGAACTCTTTACTTAATCTGGATAATTCATCCTCAAAATATTTCAGATTTTTCTTCATAATCATTCCTCCACCTTAGATACAAAGATATTAGATTTTAAGATACAAACTGGGCGAACACCAAATCCGTAGTTGCAATGGTTGCTGACGATACAGCCCGAAGGGGAAACAACGACCAAGGCTTTCTTCCATCCACGTTCTTTTGTTGACCATGGCGATAATGTCCAATACCAGTCGTTCAGGTCATTGTTCGGTGTAATATCTGTGTATTCTCGTGCTTCATCAAACGTAATCGGTCGAATTTTACAATCAACAGTCCCCAATTTCTGTCCATCCGCAGTGATAATATCTGCTGTGTGTGTTTCGATATTTTCTGCCCCGAATTCTTTTTCGAAGTCCTTCAGAATTTCAATGTCACACAGTTTCTTTACCTTTGATGTTTTGTAATCTGAGGTATCACCAAACTCTACATTTTCTTTCACCAGATCAAGCGAAATATTTTTCGTTGTATCTCCATACTGTTCCAGAACCTTGTATTTACGCTTCCCAGTGGTCTGGAACACATCTCCTCGTTTCAGCATTGACAACTCAACCTTGCCAGCTTCTTCCTGCTTTTCCAGAAGTTCAACCAGTTCCTTTGCTTTCTGTAAAATTTCTTTATTGTTCATTCCCGTTGCCTCCAAAAAATATTTCTCGCATATCTACTGCTGCGTACTTCTTATGCATAAGTTTCTTGTTTTTGATTGCCCCGTTCTGATTGTTGCAGACAAAATCTCTGCATATCTCAGGTCTCACTTGATATATAAGACATTTTTCTTTTGCCTTGGAATCATCCAGGAACGGGCAAGTAAGGTCAAATGCCACAACTGAAGGATAATTATGCTTCTGTTCAGTGATATGATGCTTCTTTACGTAACGTTTAATTTCTTTACTGGATATTGGCAAGTAGTTGCTACAACATTGTCCACAACCACTGCATTTACCGTCCTTTGTGAAATCAAGTACGCCATATTTCATATCCTTCATGACTTCTTCTAACGTCCCGATCATGCTATCACCTCGTTATTCCTCCTGTTTCATAAAATCCGGAATCTCTGGCTCGACAACTGCTGCCGGAGCTGGCTCTTTCTCGGCAGTTTTTACGGCTTCTGCAACTGTCGGCTGTTTAGGCTGTTCCTCGATTACTGGCACAAATTCCTCTTTGTTGGCGTGCTGTTCGATTTCATATGCAACATCAGCTGCAAAAGCGTCATCTCTTGAAACTGTTTCTGTATCATCGTCCGCTTCCTGTACGAAAGCATCACCATGAGTGTTGATGATCTGCTTTAAGGCGCGATTGATAACGGTTTTCTTTGCCATCTGATCAGTGAATTTCTGGTGTGTGCCATTTCCATTTTCCTTGTATCCGAAGCCCTGTGACCAAGCTTGCTTAATCTGTTTGATGTTCATTACTTCCAAATGCTTCGCCCCATCTTCCATCAGCACAACTGCGTATGCGCCAAGGATTTTTTCATTATCAATGTTCATGAAATCCTGTTCGTGAGAATCCAGAACCTTATTTCCGTCTTCAATATGATATTTAAATTTATCTCCTTGGTAGATGATCTCTGCGTGAATATCTTTCATTCCGTATCTTCTGGCAATCGTCATATTTCCGAAATATGATCTCTGGAACTGGCATTGACCGCTGTAAGCGATGAAATACCCCTGTTTTTTTTGTACTGAAAGCCCTAGTGTTGCCATGTTCATAAGACTATTTGCGATGCTAATCTGACTACAAGATTCCAGAATTGGTTTGTTATTCCTGTCTTTCGTTTCCTTGAGAACCAGATATGCCCCCATAAGTGCATTGCTGAGATTGTAGTCTTTTGGAAAAGAAAGACCATATTTACATTTTTCTTCAAGCTGTTTTGTCAATCCGTCAATAAACTGATTGTTAATCACAACTGCTGCCTGCTGTTCTCCTACTGTTGTTACCTGCGTTTTGCTTGCCATTTTAATTCTCCTTTTCTTATATTAATTAACTTATTTTTTGTTTGCATTTCTGTTCAGTTCTACGCTTCGCCGAAGCAAATCATTACCCAGCAATTCTGCGCCTTTGCTTTGCCTATCATAACTACATTCAGCCATGCCGTAGCTTATTTTGTGATTTCAGTCCATTTGAAACGGCCTTTGCCTGAGTTTCGCCACTGACCAATGCCGTTAAACTCTCCATAATCAAGCCAGTCAATTACATACTTCATAAGTGAATCATCAAGTACCTTGACTGTAAATTCCACTGTTGATCCTGCCGGCACAGTTTCGCTGTCTGCCAAAGAAATTCTTTCGCCCTGTGCTGTCTGCGCTCTCAGTGGTCTCTGACAATCAGAAAGTTCTGTACCTTCTGGAAGAACAAACGGAATTTTGCGTTCGTTTACAAATACCAGTAAGTCAATTTTTTTCTTATAAGCTGCAAGTTTCTTTGCTCCACCGATATAGGAACTGGCCTGTGCAGCTGACTTAAAGAATCCTCTGATCTGGTAGTCCCAAAGGAACGGATTGCCGTTATCATCTTTCGGAAATACTGTTCGACCTTTTTCGACAACTTCTTCAATTCCTAAAGCTTCAACTTCCTGTTCTCTGGAAGGTGCATCTGGTGCTTTTGATGCAATGAATTTCTCGTGAATATCTTTTTCTGCATTTGCGGTTCCCAGAACTTCCTCTAAAAATGTTAATCTAACTCTCATTTCTTTCATCTCAATTTTTCTCCTTTTTATGAATTATTGTTTTACATCAGACTGCATGACCTCTCGCCACTCCACTTTGCCTATGCTCTACGTTGCCTGTCAGCACTTCTCCATCACTTCACTTATCCCAGCTCTTCCAATGCTCTGCTTTCCAATGCTTTTCCAATGCTTCGCCTTACCGGGCCTCTCACTGCATTTCATTTCCCCCGCGTTTCTTTGCTACTCACATCTGTACTATTCCTTCGCTGTTCTCGGCTCTTCTAAACAGTTCCATAGCAATTCTGTTCTCTGCTCTTCCATTGCCCTGCGCCGCGCTACGCTTCACCGCCCAGCCAATCTATTGCAGTTCACTTTTATCAATTAATCACAATAGCTTCTACTGCAAAACGGGCATCCTGTAATCAGATGATTTCCGGCACTTTCCGCCGAAATACCATGTGTTTTTCTACCGTATCTGGTTATTCCATTTTCGGAATAGATGTTCTGGTGGCAATCCCAACAGATACCATCATCCGGTGCAAAACACGGATATTCGTTCTTATCACAGAACTTTTCCTGTGCCTTGATAGCTTCTGGAATATTGTATGTCATGTTAAAATCCCCCCACTGTCAACTCATTGTCAGATACTTTCAAGTAAATAACCTGCTGTTCCATCTTTGGGAATCGTTCTTCATTCACGGATTCCGCATCGTCAACCCAAATTGGAAGATTCAGTCCGTTCAGCTCCTGCAATCCAGTCACGAGGTCAATATTGCATAGAATCTGATCAGAGTGATTCAATCCATCAAAATATCCGATTCCGTCACAAATCATCTTGCAAACTTCCACCGGTTCACCGTCCTGCGTATAGTCCAAAAACTGAAACTGAAAATGCTTGAAAAGTGGATTGATAGCTTCTGCCAGTGCCTGATTTTTTTTGATGGAAAATTCTTTCAACATGTCAAGTTTCTGCTGAATATCGGAATCTTCCTGACCTAACTCTTTCTGTTCTGTGTTCAGCTGTTCAAGTGTTTCTGTCTGTTTCTGAACTGCCTGTTTTGCCATCTCAATTTTTATTTCGATTCCTGTAAGTTCCTTTTCAGCAGACATTCTTTCTGCCTGAACTGCTGCATTTTCCTCAGAATTATTAGTCAGTCCGTCAAGCTGTTCCTGTTTCTTCTGGATTTCTGCTACAACTGCCTGATACTCTTCATTTCCAGACATATCTGGCTCTGCCGGAAGCTTCTCTAATTCCTGATTTTTCTGCGCAATCTCAGATGCCAGAGTGGAAATATTTTTCTTTGTCTGCTCAATCTGCGATTCGATGTCTTTGCGCTTTTCCTCAACTTCTTTTCTTCTGGCTACTTCGGAATTGCCTTCTTCTGTAATGTCTTTAAGTTTCTGCTGTTTGTCTGCTTTAAACTGCTCTTTTTTCGCAAACTCTGCATGGATTCTTTCCTGTTTCTTCTGTTCAAATTCAGTTTTAAGACGTTCAACCTGTTCCTCCGGAAGTGCCTGTCCGCAGGTCGGGCAAATAGCTGATTCAGGATCAAATTTTTCATTCTGTATTGCATTTAAAGCTGTTTCATCAAATGTGGACGCATACGTCTGTTTATATTTCTCCTGCAAAACCGTAATTCTCTGCTGAATTCGTTCTGGTTTCTCAGCGGTCGCAAGGAAATTTCCCAGAATTCGGAGATTTTCTTCTTCATGTTTCTGCTTGAATCGCCTGTCACTTAATAAGGAAACGATTTTTCTCTTTTCTTCCTGTAATGCTTCTGCTGCATTTGAAATGATCGCATCTCTGGATTTCTTGAGACCTGTAATCTCGTAGCAGAGCTCGTCATATGCTTTATTGGTTTCATTTAGCAGCTTTTCTTTTTCAAGAAGACCATTCAGTTTATCCAGCACGGCATTCTTCTTTTCTTCAAGAATGGTAAAATCTGGTGTTCCCTGTTTCTTTACGGTATCAATTTCAACCTTTTTGGCATCAATTTTCTTCTGGAAGTCTTTTTTGTCTCTATTGAGTTTTTTCACAACTTCCTCGACAGAATGATTCTTGATGATTTCCGAAACTTCTGGATTGTCCTGTAATACTTTATCCGCATTGAACCCTGCCATCTTTTCAAGCATTACTCTGGCACTTGCTGTTGATTTTCGAAGTTCATTAAGGAATACTCTGGCATTACTACACATCATAATGGTTTCTGAGTCTGATATTCCTTTTAAAAATTCCTTATACTTCGTCTGGTTGTAATCAAACCCATCAACCTGATATTTTGTGGTACTGGAAGATTTACCTTTCTTCGTTTCCTTACGGATCACGGTTTCCTCTCCATCAATCAGAAGTGTGAGTTCTCTTGATACGACACCCTCAACTTCTTCTCCGTCTTCTTTTCTTCTGACATTATTCGGAGATGTACCGTCTGCAAGCTTTCCGGTCAGTGTATCAAAATATGCGTCCATCAACGTTGTTTTACCCTGACGGTTCCTACCGGACACCATCGTTCGTGGTGCAAACTGATACTCCGCAGACTCAAACTTCTTGTAGTTTTCAATGTTAAGCTGTTTCAATTCTACTGTTTTCATTCTTCCTTATCCTCCACCCAATAAGCCGACACTTCATAGGCTGTTTTCTTCTCGACCTGATTTCCGACTTTTTTGTTGTACTCTCTGCTCTGGATTCTTCCCTGTAAAATAATATGTGTGCCAGTTCCGCAGGTTCCCATGTATCTTGCATTTCTGCCCCAGCAGATGCATGGTATGTAATCAGATATGCCGTATGATCTATTTACCGCCAGAAGTACATCTGCAATCTCTCTTCCATTAGGTGTTGTTCTGTATACTGGTTTCTTGCAAGTAAAACCATCCAGAAGAATCTGATTAACTGGAAGTGCGTCTTTGTCCATGAATTTTGCTTCTCTTGCGAACACAAAAAGAAGCAATCTACTGTGATTTTCTTCGTGCTTATTGAACGATCTAAACTGCCCTTGAATTTCCATCATTTCTCCTGTATAGTTCTGATTCACATCAATGAGTCTCTCAGAAACTACAACCGGAAGAACATCTTTCGTTCCACTAAATCGTTCTACGCTAAGTTCGAATCGGTAAAATTTTTCACCATATACTTCATGGCTAAATTCAAATTCTGTTTTAATTTCTCCAACCAGTGTTACCTGATTGTTTTCTAAAAGTTTATTCAACTCCGTTTACCCACCTTTCTATCTGCATTAAAATAGGAAGGGATACCATTGAAGATACCATTGCACTTATGCAGAACAGCTTAAGTACATCCATTTTCGTCATCCACCAGAGCAATAATGCAATCGTGGCAAATGTTCCAACCTGTGCCATCACTCCGATAAAATACATTCTTTTTCTCATATCCCTCACTTCTTTCTTTTTGTTGTTGCTGTTGCAAGCAAAGCTACTGATAGTGCTACAACTGCGACTTCCAGACGTTTTGTTTTTGCCACCTGATCTGCGATGATTTCGCTTGCAAGACTCTGGTTTTTAGTTACGTTTTCGGTGTGTTTTGTGATTTTAGACATAAAAAATGCCCTCCTGGTATAAATTTTCTTTTCAAATACAGGAAGGTGTGCTATACTTATCCTGTATTTAACTTACCCTAATTAAGTTAGATACGTGCTCCGGTAGGTGTTGCGTCACCTCCGGGGCGTTTCACTCTTCTTTCTTATCGGAATCCCCTTCGAAATATTTAATCCCCATGATCGCAGCTACATACTTTTTATCAATGAATGTGCTATCGTCAGCATTTAAAACCGCTTCCAGAGCTGTAAGTCTCCCTGCCAGAAAATCAAATTTCTCTTCGAGAGTTTCTAGTTCGTAGTTCATAAGTTCCTTGACCAATTTATTATTTTCTTTAGTAAGCTCTTCTTCTGTCCAGAATCCAAGTTCTACCGCATGTTTAATTCCTTCTTCGGCTTCATCTTTTGACATTCCTCTTTCCATGAAGAATTCTCGCGTTGTTCTTGCAATCATGGATAAATCAGTCATAATATCCGGGACATTTCCTTTAAAAGTAATTTCTCCTTTTTTATTGCATTTAATCATTCTCTTTTCCTCCTTCAAAAATCTTTCTCCCCAGTATTAATTCCGCAAACGTTCTAAGCGTTTCTGTCCTTAATCTGTCAAGTTCTTCTTGTATTTTTTCGTCTGTCCACAACCCCATCTGAGCTGATTCAGAAACAAGTTCATCGGCTTTTTCCTTGGAATATCCTTCTTTCACAAGGAAAACTCTTAGTCCCCTGCATATCGCGGTTAATTCAGAAAGCAACTTATTTGCATCTTCTTCTAATTCAACTTTCCCGCCTTCACATTTGATCATTCTATTTTCCCTCCATTTCTCTTTTCAGTGTTTCGTACAGTTCCTTGTGAATCGGAGAATCTTCTGGAATCTCGCGAATTATTTCAATAATTTTGTCTTTTTTCTCCTGTAATGTCATATTCATAAACTCATTTATTTCTTCTTTTTTCATACTGACTTCCTTTCTGTGGTATAATCTCCCTCGAAGGGAGGTGTGTATTATGGATAAAGAACAAATAGTTCATGATTTAGCAATTACTTATGCAAAGTCTAAATTAAATGAATACGTTCTTGACAGAAGAGAAGCTCCATTGGCTGGAAATACTTCTATGTCAAATGACGAAATTCAATATTTAAAACGTGCATATGATTTTGCTATTCAGAATCTTTCGGATTAAACGCTCGTTTCCCGTATAAAGCGTTTTGAATTCCATCGGTAACGCATTCGGTAATTGTCTTCCCGTCAATATTTGCCGTGTGCGTTACTTTTTTCGTTCTCGTAGGTGCAACTTCTTCTCGAATGGCTTTAAGTTCTTCCAAAATCTGCTTGAGTAATGCATTAGTTTCTTCCACCATATCATTCCTTTCTGTGGTATACTCTAATTAAAAAAATGGAGGTTTTAATTATGTTGAGCACCATTGTTAAATTTGTTGCAGAAAATAAGTCTTTGCTTACAACCGTTATTGCAATCGCAGGATTTGTTCTTTCTCTATTTCAATTCATCCATTCGCTTTGGAGCAAACGAACAAATATTTCTGTTTCATTGGAAACACTGTGCACTTTAAATGTGGAAAACGAACAGTCTATCAAACTAGGTTTAATTCTTCAGAACAATTCATCTTCAGCCATAATCATTACCAGAATTTCTTTGCTTTTAGGTCATTGCCGTACTTCATATCCATGTGTTCTAACTCACAGATGGGTTGCTGAACGTTATCACCCGAAGTACAATGAAACAGATATTCCTATCACCGAAAGAATATTTAGTGCAGATTTTCCAATCTCTTTACAACCATCGCAAGGGATATTTGAAATTGTCCTGTTTGATATTCCTGCCAATGTTAAATTAAGTAACGATTTTATTACGTTAAAAATCATTACAAACAAAAGAAATAAAATCTGTGTACTTCAAGTACCGAAAGAAAGCAAGGACTTACTTTCGATTTAGGAAAAAAGTAATTATATTTAGAATAATTGCTGCAATCGAAAACAAAAGTGCTACATCGTACAAATCCATTTAATTTCCTCCTTTCCAGTTAAGAACTTTCTTTCTTATCAGAAGAAAGGCTTTCTACTTTTCCAAGGATGTAGCCTTTGTCAAAATCTGACATATTGTTCACTTCCTTTCTACGCACAATATTTAATTTCGTATTCAGTTACGATCTTTGAGAAAATCTCACGCAACTTTTTATCATCGTCAATGATATCCATTTTATTGAGTGCATTAATCGTTGTCTTCGTACACCCTTTTTCTTGCATACGGTTGCGTTTGTTCCTCAGCCTAGTACTCAAATCACATCCTGCTCTGCGTTCCAATTCTTGATACATTTCTGTTCTCAGCATTCTGAACTCTGCTCCTGCACATTTTTGTATGCGATTGAATTTCAAATTGATTTCTGAACGCCAGTTATCGAACACCGGTTTAACTGCTTCTTTGATATTCTCTGTAGTCGCAACAGCTTTATCTGCTGTTTCTTTGGCAAGCAAAATCTGCCGGTCTCTTTCTTTATCAGCAAGTTCTTTCTCTACCATTTGTGAAAGTAGTCCCTGCAACATTTGAAGTTCTGGTGATAATGCCCTTTTTACTTTTTCTCTGGTTTTGAAATATCCATTCACAAGCTGTCTCTGAACATCCCATGCTAAATTGTCTGTAAAAGACTTTACTAACATCAGATATCCTTGTTCTGTCATAAGGGCGTAATCAGAAGTTGCCTTGTCTGGAATGTCAAAAATTTTGGTGCGACGAATTTCGTCGGCGCTTACTCGGAAGAAATCTTCACCCTCTATGAAACGCTCTCTGTTGGTTCTAAAATTTCTGCTTGCTGTTCCGTCTGGTCTACCGTGTACCATGTCAATATCTTTGAACGTTACAACTCGCTGACCGTTATACTCTTTTATGGAAATGTCTGAATTTCCAATATGTACTAACTGGTTCGTGCTTATCACTCCTTTCTTAATCACTTTTTACTGTTGCAGGTTCTTTTTTACTGGATTCGCTTTCCTCTATATCAATGATTGCTTTTCCATACCAGAGCATTTGATCTTGCTTTTTCTCTGGCAGATTATTAAAACGTTCTACCATTTTTCTAAACGCTTCTCGTCTATCACCTGTCATTCCTCTCACTCCTTTCTGTATCACTTGTGTGATTATAATATATCACTAGAGTAATATTTTGTCAAGCATGATATTACATTTTTGTTGACTTTTTATCACTCTAGTGATATTATAATATTGAAAGGAGGGACAAGCATTGGAAACAATAAATGAAAGAGTTTCGATTCTTCGTAAACAATTAGGAAAGAATCAGAAAGACTTCGCAGAGACACTCGCAATTAAACAAGCGGCATTGTCCATGATTGAAAACGGTCAACGTGATCTATCCGAAAAGAACATCAAACTAATATGTGCCAGCTACAAAGTCAATTATGACTGGCTCGTAAACGGAATCGGAGATATGTTCCAAAGCGACGATAGTGATGCGCAGGCTATCGTTGATTCGGTAATGACCGGGGATAATGACTTTGCTAAGAAAATTCTTGTAAAGTTCGCAAAGCTCAGTGATGAACATTGGAAGCAACTCCAAGAAATCCTAACAGAATTGGAAAACAATTAAAAAAGAAAGGCCAGAGAATAAAAAACTCTGGTCTTTTTTATATTCTGCTTTGTTGTTTTGATTTATAGTGATATAATAAAATCAACTAATACCAAGGAGGAAATGTCTATGAAGAAAAAGCTATTAATTGCATTTTGTACTTTTGCAATTTTAGGAGTTTCTACTCCAACTTATGCAGGTGGCGTGACTGGCGTTGTAGTTCAAAAGGATGATTCTGAAAAGTACGGTGTAATCGGTGATTTTGATTATGATATAGAGGGAAACTCTGTGAAATTGCACGGTTATGATGGCAAGTGCAAAATTTTAGAAATTCTTCCATCATACAATATTGACGGAACAGACTACGCAACAGATTTATCAGATTTCCAGATCGGAATTGGAAGTTCTCATGTTGAATCAGTTATTTTTCAAGAAGGAATTACTGAAATATATGATGCTGCTTTTAATTCCTGTGATGTTCAAAAAGTATTTTTTCCTAAAAGTATGATAAACGTAACAGATAAAACCTTATCTTACTTAAATCCTAAAGAAGACGGCGATCTCATCCAGATTTACTATGCAGGCACACAAGACGACTGGGGAAACATTTTTACAGAATATAAAAGAACAAAAGTTGAAGACGCTGAATTCGGAGAGGAATTAGGAACATCTATTGCGGACAAAATAAATTCAATGTTAGGCAGCGATTATGACAGTTCCGAATTCGAATATTATTTCTCCGCATCGCCAGATGATTTAAAAACAGAATAATTATTATGCCGCATCTGCTTTAACTGTAGATGCGGCATTTTAGGCTACTCTTCTCTTAAATATAAGTATACCAGCAACTTGTATACTCTTTTTAAAGTACTTTCTAATTTTACCTTATCTAATAATTCAATAATCTCTTTCTTATAATCCATAAATAACCCTCCCAATTGAAACTTTACTACAGTATATGTCTGGACAGTGAAAAATATGCATTCGAACATTTATCTTTATCATATTTTCCGTAAGTCCAATGAAAACAGGACACATGGATTAATATTCGCCCTTGCAAACTGCCAGAGATAGACTGGAATATTTATGATCGCATAGAAATTATTTGTGTAGTCAAAGATAAAATCTGATTTGTGCGGTGAAATGTAGAATTTGAGCGTAGATTTAGACGCCGGTTTCAAAACCGTGCTCATAGTAAGCGTTGAATGCTTGTGCATAGTTTGGGTTGAGTATATACCAAAATCCTTATTGGCATAGTCTTTCACGCACATTGGCAAGTGGATTATGTAGTTGGCAAAGAGAATTACTCCTGCTGCGATCAGCAATTTCTCAATCTTCCTCATAATATATACCTCTTTAGTCTATAATTTATGTATTTAGTTATACCACTTTTTGTGCAAATTAATCGGGCAAAACGATAAAACTGCATTTTGAATGGATAAAAATGTGAAAAATATTTCGGTTTTGACTATGATATTGTTGAATCTTGCGGTATAATATATGCAAATTTTACTAAGGAGGAATTTTTTATGAGAAAGAAAGCAAAGTTTTTAGCCAGTATTGGGCTGTCAAGTATTTTACTTGTATCCATGCCATCCAATGTTTTTGCGGAAGATTTTGTGTTATACGAAGAGAACGGCATTCATGTTGAAACAAAAGGATTAACCGATTCCCCGTCCACAGGCACTATAGGACTGTATATCGAAAACAATTCTAATTTGAATTTAGGCATAGCTCCTTATGCTTATGCCATAAACGGTATTATGGCAGGCGGCGATCAGTATGGCATAAACTCCTCTGATGTAGCACCCGGAAAGAAAGCGAATTCTACTTTGGAGCTGATAGATACATGGGAAAACAAAGATTTCTTCAAAGACTACCAGATGAACGAAGTAGATAGCTTCGACGTTCTCTTGTGGGCTTACGACAATGCAAAGAGCTTCAAGGCTTTTGACAGCGGTCAGATTCACGCTGACGTAACTGGAACTACTGTGGTTTCCTCTCCTGTATTTGGAGGTGCACAGAATTTGTATAACCAGAACGGCATTAGTGTCGATTTCATTTCCTCAGAGGGTAACAGCTTCACATTTTGTATCACAAACACTACTGGACAGTATTTCGCATACGATGTAACTTCTGAGACTTATAACGATTTTACAATGTCAGATAGTTATGAAATATTCAATCAGTATTTATTAGATGGTTGTAAAACTCTTGTGACCCTAACTCCTACAAATGATTTTCTTGCAGCAAACGGAATTTCCGATGTGTCAAACATAGATTTCGCATTAACGATTCGTCCATTAGCAGAATATGGTAACGAATATACTACAGACTTAATTTCATATCAAAAATAATTCATTGTAAAGCAAAGAGCCGAGGATTTTACTCCCCGGCTCTTTTTATGGTAAAACCTGCATTCACGATCACGTTCCTCCCCAGAGCAATCTGGCAGGCTGTACCAACGTATTAAGATGTCGAATTTTTTCGAAATTTCGCTGAACTATTTACACATTTTCGTTTCGGTGCTACTATATTACCATAATTAATTACTTAGATGAGGATAATCTGATGAAAGTTGAAGTGTAAGCGATAAACGGAAGGTGATTACTATGAAAATCGCTATTTGTGACGATTGTGAACTACAGGTTGAGTATTTTAAACATCGAATCGAACCGTTTTTAAGGCAAAACGGTGACCGGAATTATACGATAGACGGTTATTTCAGTGGAAAGCCCTTGATAGATGATGTCAAGGATGGAAAATGGTTTGATATGATTGTTTTGGATGTAGTACTTAAAAACGAAAATGGCGTAGATATTGCCAAAGAACTCCGAAAGTGTGGATATAAGGGCGAAATTGCTTTCTGGACAGCTCACAAGGATTTCGTTTTTGATGCGTTGGACGTTGAGTTTACGCATTATATCATCAAGGGAAATGAACACGGAAGAATGTTTTCTATGATTGACAATACCTTGAGTGATATGAAACACAAGATGCTCACAATCAGGCACAGAGATTGCATCATAAGGATTCCATTGAATAAAATAGAGTACCTCGAGGCACGGGATAAGCAGGTCTTTGTACATTGCACGAACGGGATTATACACAATATGTATGAAGCTTTAAAGTCGGTTGAACCATACCTTGATAAGCGTTTTTTGCGTTGCCATAAGTCGTTTGTTGTAAACATGGATTATGTGCAAAAGCTGGATTCTGATTTTACGATGTTTTCCGGGGATAAAGTACTGATTCGTAAGAATGGATATGCGGATATTAAAAATCAATATTTGGAATATATTATTAAGTAAAACAAGAGAGATGATCTGTCAAGAAATAAAAACAGACCATCTCTCTTTTTTGAGTCCCTGTTCAAACTCTGGGGAGGAGTTGAATTATGGTACACTTATTATATCACATTTATCACACTTTGCAAATATATTTCGCGGAAGCAAAGCCAAAGTACTTTCCGGCAATTCTGATGTAATACCAGTCGGTTTTATCTTTTGCTTTGATCGTATCACACACATCAACAAGATTTCCTTTTGCAAGTACGGGATAGCTTTTGAGCTGTGGGTTCTCAGTTCCTGCCCATGTGCGAACATTGAGTTTATTTGCAGTTACCTTACCCACCCACTTCGGAGTTTTAGACAGGATAGTTGGCGTTGAAAGCGTACTTGCTTTTACGCCAGTGGTAACAGCGATAGCCACGTGGTGGTTATCATTCAGGAGGATATCTCCTGCCTTTAAATAGTCACCGGATGTCAGATACTTTCTATCCGTCAGTACTTTCGCACCGGCAATCTTCATTGCAGCTCTCATGTTTCGTGTCGTCAGATAGATGCTGACCGCTTTGAGTCTTGCGTTATTTAAGCGATACCCAGCCCCCTTGACGATAGCTGCTGTACTTGCGCTGCAATCAGATTCGCAAGCTACCGTGATCTGCGCCGGATCGTAGTTGCTTGCCTTTAAGTGCCGCCAGAACGAATACCGGTCATTGCTGTTTCCGGAAGTACCCTGATCGTATCCGATGAGATTGTTCTGTGCCGCTTTTGTCGCCATGTCTGCGATCATGGTTGCGATTTTAGCGTCATTGAATCTTAGAACACAGAGCCACGGTCTGCTGTACCAGTTCATGATCTGATATTCCGTACCAGTCTGATCTCCTGCTTTTCCACCTGCATATCTTCCGCGTTCATCATGTCCGCAGTTACTGATTTTTACCATTTTGGTTTCTCCTTTCTGGTTAGAATCTCTGTAGTCTTTGTAGAACACATCCATATCAACATTTCCGCTGATTCCTGGAACTTTTCCTTTACTGGAATACTGCCAGCCTACACCGACATTCGGACGTAATCTTTCCTGCACAGAACCATTGTCGCTTGCCGGATAACGGGCAATCCAACAATCATATTGCTTGAGAGCATCTGTCAGAACATTATTGTACCAGTCGAGATTACAATAAATTCCAACCTTATAACCGGCTTTCTTGATTCTGGTCAGAAACGATACTGCAATATTCTCAATCGTCTGTTTTCCAAGCCTTCTCTGCTGTTTCCATTCAAGGTCATAGAATACTGGGAAATCCAATCCGCGTCCACAAAGAACGGAAAGTACGTCCTCGGCTTCGTCAATTGCCTGTGCCGGTGTTAGGGCATAACTGTACTTATATCCACCAATAAGAATTCCGTTGGATTTACAGCCCTTGTAGTTATGTTCGAATGATGCATCAGTGCCGGATTTCTGATGGATTCTCAAAATTGCAAACTTAACTCCAGAATTCGATACTTTTGACCAATCTGGCTTGCCTTGATAAGATGAAACGTCAATACCTTTAATCTCCATATTTTCTCCTTTCACACCACGTATCTGTGGTGGCTATATCTCAATGATTCTTGCGATACTTTCGCATAAATCATAGTTGTGTCTAGTTTTTCATGTCCTAACATCTTTTGTAATTCTGTAACGTCCATGCCACGTTCCAAAGCACTTGTGGCAGTAGTGTGTCTTATCAGATGCGGATGCAGGTTTCTTCCAAGGTTTGCCCTCTCTCCAATCTGACGGATTATCTGTTCTATCTGTGGCTTTTTGATGCCATGATACGGCTGTCTGACAGTACAGATTACACTATCATCCATGTCTTTTCGTGTCAGCCAGTATTTCTTCAATGCAATCTCAGCACGTGCGTTAATGTAGGATATTCTGTGCTTACTGCCTTTTCCGAATAGCTGGACTTCCTTTGTGCGAAAATCAATGTCTGACTTCTTGAGGATTGCAAGTTCGGACACACGACAGCCAGTGCTGTACAGCAGCTCCACTAATGCACGCTCTCTGTAATCTTTGCAAGCGTCGCGAACAATCTCAAGCTCCAAGTCTGTTAATGGAGTACGTGGTTTGGCTTCGTATTTTATCGGTCTGATTCTGTCGCATGGATTGGATGGAATATAACCTTCTTGTCTGCACCAATCCAGAAAAGTATGGAATACTATTCTCTTTCTATCTATGGTTCGGTTCGTATTGCCTTTTTGCGATAATCCATACAGATAGATTCGGATATCGTTAGTGGTAATTTTATCGAGAGGTTTATCAAGTGTCAGAAAGAAATCATCCAATAACCTTGATTTTCATAAGGAGAATTTTTTATGGTTGCGCTCGCAACTGAATCTCGCGAAAAATATGATCCTGAAGTCAACACTGTATTCAAATCCGTATTCGATTCGATGCTAGTATTTTTTCGCGGATCAAGTCCAAGCCGGTTACTATTTAAACATCAGCAACTTAATGCCTCCCCATATGGTTTCGCTAGCGTTTATCGTCAATGTAGTTGTGTCATCACTGTATGTACCCGAAAAAGTCCTGTTTGCCACAAAGTCTGCAATTTTAATAAAATTTACTGTCCGTTTTCCCGATGCAATATCAATAAAGACAATGTACATAAATCCATTATTTTGTGAAGTCGCTCCGTACATGAGAAACGATGTATAGGTGCTCTTATCAAGCCTAATATTTACAGAAAATGTTGAAAGATTTCGATCATTAATGAAGACCTTACTATTTAATTCATTAAGAGCCCCCACTACAGTCTTGTTTGAAGTCTGCAAGTTATTGATTACTGCATTTGTCAATTTATTGACCATCCAGTTCCAGATTCCGCTGAATGGTGAAAGTTTGTTTGTTTTTGATGCAGCATCATAGAGCATTAAGGTATCTGCATCTTCTGGAGTTGCCTTTACTGTGTATTCATTAAATTTTGCCATATTAATTCTCCTTTTCTATATTGAACTTTTCATAGAGCTGATTAATTAGTTTCTCCTGTCGGTCAAGCTGTTCTTTCTGGCTTTTTATCATTGCAAACATTGCTGGAATCATGATACGCTCATTCCAGTCCTCAACAAGTCCGTTTTGATGCCGAGTAGCTTCCGGAAAGAATGCTTCTACATTCTCAGCAATAAACATCGGGATATATCTTCCTTCATTTTCGTCCCCTTTAACTAGATATCCCTCTTTATATTTCGCCCAAAGTGGTTTGATATTGTACCATTCTTCAATTTCTTGCTCTGAAATATCATTTCCAATATCTTTATAGCGTTTCGAGGATGAAGATTTCAGCATCAGCTGTTTGTATCCTGTACGTCCATCCCAACAAACAGTATTTGATGATGTCGTATACTCCATGTCTTCTATCTTTGGTGATTTTGTAAAAGATGCAGAATTAGTAACAGTTAAATCTCCAAATGTACCGGTATCAGCCGATACTTCTGTTGCACTAATATTAAGCTCTTCGGCAGTCCAGTCGATTCCCCACGCCGTTTCAACGTATTCAATGTCCGCAGTGCTGCTAAAGTATTTCTCGGCACTAACAGGATTTATTCCAGTATCTGAAAAACAAATTCCTGTATATTTCATGCGCGTAGAATTTTCTTCATAGCTTGTAAATGCAGTGTAGCCTGAGTAATCTATCAGTCCCTTCACGGTGCCTTTTTTATCTTTAATCTTTAGGTATCCGTTGCCGTTTTTGGTTCCACCTAGAATTGCGGCGTTTCCCATCAATGCGTCTAAACTGATGTACAGATGTCCATTCAAATAGTAGAGACCTTTAAATTCTCCGTCATTGGACAATATCTCAACAATCTGCTCCTGCGTAAGCATGCCAACGTCAACAGCAACCTGCCATGTCTGCTGATCGGCGATTTTAGTTCTTCCGGAATCCGTGTAAATTGTTGCACGTATCATTCCGTCAGCACCAAGAGAATAGCTATCTGGATTAATAGTTATTCCACTGGTCTGTACATTAAAGGCCAGTTTTGTCCATGTTTTCCCGGAATCTTTGCTGTATTCTACTACCCACCAGGTTTTAAAAGTTGCTTCGTCACCCTGTCCATCTCTGTAATACGCATGAACCTTGAATGGATTAGGAGTTATTTTCTTATCCTGTCCCATCATCAGGACTCCTGCGTTGGCTCTCAGGTAATACGTTCTTCCTGGAGGCCCGTCTTCTCCACGCATTCTCGCCCATGTATATTTCGCTGGGTCTGCACTGTCCGTCTTTTCGAAATCGGAATAATGACCAATGTAAATTCTATCTGTATCAGTTGTGGAAAAATCCACAGTTCCGTCAATACTATTTGCATAAGCGGTATGGATGTAAGAAGTTTCTCCGTTCTCTCCCGGAATGCCAATTCCATCCGCTCCGTCTTCGCCACGAAAACGGCTCCAAATGTAATCTTTCGGATTATCAGACGGTGTTTCTGTAGTTTTATTGTCCGCAATTCCAACATAGATTGCTTCTGTGACTGTATAGATTTCATCCCCGGTACTGTCCAGTATGGGACTTTCGGCGCTGTCCAGAAGTTTTACATAATCTGGGCTATCACTCATATCAGAGCCATCCGGCATGGATGCGTATTTTCTCCATGTATAAAGCTGTTTTCCGTTTTTCCCTGATTTCTGCTTGGAAATCGTAAATCTCTTCGTTATAGAAAGATTAATCAAATACGTTGCCTTAATATCTACCCAGCCATCGTCCGCACTTAATCCGGTCACAGTATAAGTATGCGTATCGACATCCCATGAACCCGTTACGCTGTCGGATTTTGTGACGGTATAACTGCAATCGTTCGTGATATCTGACGAGCCGTACATAACTTTCGCTGTAGTTGCCACTGTTGGAAATACCGGAATGTTTCCGTCTGCGTCAGATGTGATCGTTTGCATATCGTTTGACAGCTGGAATGTCATATTCTTGGCAGATGCAATATTCTCATCCATGTTTTCCAATTTCTCGGACAATGTCATATTTCCGATAATCAAAACATCTGGGTCGATAACAACCGTTTTGGTGTCCATATCGACTTGGAAAAGAATATTTTCGTTTGCATCCTTTACTGTGATTGCACCGGCATTAATCCAATCAGCATTAACGCCAACCGCGTTCAAAATTCTTACAATCGTATCGCCATCAACTGTCATGCCACCATTCCATGTCTGTCCACCATCTGTGGATACGCCCCACGCCTCGGAGGTCATCTTCCAAATTGCTTTGGATTCAGCGAGTGTAGGCTTATCATGCAAATAAAAAATCCGGCTTCCATCTTCCTGTATTTCTTCGGTGGTATATACACCAGTGGCCGAATCAATTCGCTTTCCGAATTCTTCAAGTGCTTTTTCACGGGCGGTTTTTTCCTGCTTAACCATATTTCTTGCAGCAACAAATGCCTGCGTTGCCTGGGAATATCGGGTGCTGCTATTTTTAGCAGCACTTTTGGCATTACAAGCTATCTTCTGACCAGATCCCGGTTTCAATGTAGTTGTGGTAAGTAGCGATGTGTATATTTTTCCATTTCTATCCACAATAATCAGTGAATCTCCGGCTTCCAGAGCCACATCTGTAGGGCACTCGGATTCAAATGGTCTAAATCTCATGCCAACGCATTTTTCGGAGATTATTGAAGCGATTGTCTGGCCATCGCCAACACGAATTAATTTATTACCAGAAATTCCAAGTACATATCCCTCTGTACCAACCATGTAAGTTTGCGGATTATCAGAAGAGGATTCGCTGTATTCAGTTACTTTCACGCCTGTGATTACTACATCTGTATGATGCGGCGTAAAACCATAGGTGGTTTCTATTTCAGAAATGTTACCTTTTTCGTCAGTTGCAAAAAGCCTCAGAATCCCATCATTTTCAAGAAGCGTACCATTGTCAGCCGACAACGCACCATCTGAGTTCGAGAAGTTAAGATTAACGTTGCTTCCGTCCTGTGTTTTTAATACTCCAAGTTCATCAACTGTAAGTTCTTCTTCATTGATGCTGCTATACCAACCGATGCACAATCTGCCATATTCATCGCATCTCATCCACTGACAGCCAATCTGTGCAACCCACTGTAGAACCTGGCGAAATGTTAAAGCTTCGTCATTTGGACGATTCTGCACGATATAATCATCTCTGTCAAATGATGTTGTTTGCAAAGTAACCCCACATACCTCGCAGGCATCTCGTACAATCTGCCCTCTGGTTGCCGGATACTTCAATTTGCTGTCTGAATAGTTCCGGTCAAACTTCCGCATATTATCTTCGCACGTAAGGTCTATGGTCACCGTTTCGTCTTCCGGCTGTTCAATAACTGTCACTGTGCAAATACGTGTTTTTTCAATAACCGCATTTTTATGAACTATGATTGTATCACCGATTGAATCCAGTATTTGTTCTCCAGCTGAATCTAACAGTTCACTTGTATCCTCATTTTCAATCTGTAATCCAACATAACATATGACTTCTGCTCCCTCAAAATCGTAATCGGAGTACTCACCGTCAAAATTATTAATGCTAAGATTCAATACATTGATGATTGCAGAACCGATGTCAAAGCTACTATCATTAGATACGGAATCTTCGAATTCCATTCCGTTTTGCCACAGATTGGCACTGGTCAGATTGAGTACAGTTCCGTCTGTAAGTGTGATATCTGCATACTTGAGGTACTGCACGTCCATTCCGTTCTTAACTTTTTCTTTCCATCTGTTAGATAATTTTCTCATGCATTACCTCTCAATCACATCAAAACTGATAGATTCTGTTCTCTGGTTTCCATGCCACCACCATTTAACAGGCGCACTCCTGTCACCAACATAAAATGTTCTGGTTTCGTATTTTCCAGACATCATATCTGGATATGTAATTTGGATGTACTCGGGATTGAACGCTTGAAGGATCTTAGCTGTAGTAGCCCAATCTTTACCTTTCCACTGCAAAGCTAATTTCCTTTTTTGCGCTACCCTGTTTTTATGCATGACAGAGTCATCAGATCTTCCTGATTTTGCCGCTGATACGTCCTGTAATCCCCATGTGTAGGAAGACGGGCAAGGCATCGAGACACCGTTTACTTTTAAAAATATTTCTGCCATATAACACCTCATAAAAGAAAAAGCACCTCCCCGAAAGAAGATGCTTAATTACACGAAAATAGCGCCTATCGCTCTGATAGACGCTTTATGATTCTTTATTCTATCACATATACAAGGTGAGATTCAGTAAGAAAAAGTTATATTTTGCTTTGCATTAAACGGATTTGTTCTTTACAAAATGATTCATAATCCGTGTTTCCCATAAGAATTGCCCGATTTTTTCATCCTACCATTTCTCCTTTAACTGATTAATTGGTGTTCCAACTACTCCAGCACTTTCCCCACTGTCGGTTGCTTTGAAATAAGCACCTTTGATTTGTGGATACATAAATTCGAACATCAGATAATTCGCAGCATCGCAAAGATACTCCGTGTTACCGGTTTCTTTATATTTTTTAATGCACATATCATGAGATTCTATGGCATTTACCAATTTCTCGCCGAAATTATCTTTTGCAGTGCCGTATTTGTAAAAACTGACTTCTACTCGATTTTGCCTCAGTTCGTCAAATCTGTCTGAATACTCTGCTGGCATTTCTTTTCCAAGTCTACTCATTTCTTTCTCACTTTCTAATTAATTACTGTATCGTTTTCCATCTAAAATCCATTTGAAGCATCTATGCGAGGAAATAATCGCCCTCTGTATTTAAAATAGATTTTAGGCTGTTTTATTCAATGAATATCTGTCCTTCATATTTTTCAAATCTGTACTTCTGTGAAATATCTGGATATTTTTCTTTATCAACCAAACTGTAAAACATTTTTTGTGGTCTGGCATATAGTTTTCTTTCTCCATACAAAGCACGGTAAATTATCAGCGGTTCGTCTGTCTCTGTATGCTTTGCTTCGCCGACAATCTTATACAGGTAATCATTGCTCCGCAAATCACTGACGGTTTCTCTCTTGAAATGTTTTACTATGTCCCCCGGTTCAAACAATGGTCTGTCTATTGGCATATTTTCATTCCTCCCGTTTCTGTTTCACGCGGTTATACAAAATGTTCTGTGTCTTCTCCGTGAAGAACAGCCAGATATGATAATCGCAGTCCATATTGTTGTTTTTCCCAATGTCAGAGCCGAAATATTCGTCCATCATGTCCAGATAATATTGCGGTTCCTCGTCCTCTTCGACTATTCCGTCTTTCACCATATCCAAGTCAGCATTTCGAATCATACTCAGAAACTGGTCAAGATCATTGGCATAAACCATCGGGTGTCGTTCTCCCCGATACTGTTTGAATTTTTCAAAGAACTGTTTGACCAATGCCATAGTCAGACAGATGTCATGGTCTTTCAAAATATCTTCTTTGTCCCCGTACAGAGAATTAAATCCATTGTACAGGATTGTCGGTAGTTCTTCGTCTTTGTAATCGACAGAGCGATTATTTTTCGCATGTGCGTACCGTTCCTGCTTCTGCTCTTTCGTTCTAGGTGGTATATTATTAATATTTATATTTATATTATTATTAGGAGCAGAAGTCTTTACTCCTTTACCAGACGATGGTAAAGTCTTTTCCTCTGTACTTGATAAAGTACAGTCTTTATCTGTATTCTCTGTATAGTGTTCTCTGTAAGTAGTCTCTGGTAATGCTTCTGTCGAATTGTCGGTGTGCATTTCGTCATTTTGTCTATTTGCACACGGACAATCTGACGTTGAAATTTCAACAGTATCTTTTAAGACTTTTTCAAGAACATCTTCGTCAATAGAATACCATTTAGTTCTGTCCCTACTATCCTTGTTATAATTGCCTGTAATAACAAGACCGGAATTTACCAAATTTTTAAATGCTCTTTCAACAGTTTTTGTTGACCACCATGGAAAATTTTCTTTTCTCCAATTTTCCATGGTATTGTAGCTCCAATACTTTCCGTCGTGATAATTTCTTTTTAACTTTTCATTAATTTCAAGCCAATAATAAATTTGTCTTAAAACAACAGCTTCATTAAGTCCTATTCTTACTGCAAGTTCGGAATTTATAACAAGATTACTTTGAGTAGATAAAATAAGATCTGATAATTTTTTATTCATAGTA